ATGATACTCTTTTATCATCTGCATGATAAGTTTAAAATATTGGTTATCAAAATATCTTGCTTCCATCACATCTATTATGCTAGCTGTGAATTTTTTGTCAAGAATTAATTGATTTAAAAGTTTTATTTGGAAGTTATATCCTAAATAACCAAAACTGTTTTTTCCGCTCATATTATAAATTTTTTACACATTAATAAATATAGTTAACTTCTCCATTCTGCCTCGATTGGTGTCGATTTTCTTAGTGACAATGTGTCACTGAGTTCAGATAATATTCCTGGTATTAAAGGTCTTATATCTACAGTGTATCTTACCCGTGTTGGGTAGATGTGAGAGGGTAAAATAGTGGTAATTATATTTCTTCCATTCTCTTTAATTTCAATTTCAAATACTTCTTTTTCCGAACCTTCTAAGTCTTGCTCTGACAAATTAACCACATTAGTGTATTGATTATATTGGTCATATAAATAATCAATGCTTCTTTTTTTGAGGTAATTTTTTAGTTTAAACTTTATAGTATCTACCTGGTCATGCAGTTCTGCAGATGCTAATGTTCTAGGTTTGTGATTTCTCACATTAAAATATCTCTGACAAATAATATTTCCATTTATCTTCAATAAGAATTCAAACTTTGAGATTAATTTTTTATCTATTCTATTTTCCATTTTTTTTATTTTTAAAATTATACGTTTCTTTTTTTATTAACTCAATAAACGGTTCAAAAAAGTCTAACCAGTCATTGTCTTTCTGTGGTAAGAATTTATTAAGTCCATCTCTGAGTGTCATTTCAATGACATTTTCTATTCTTCTATCGGTTGGGTCTAAGGGCAATTTAGAAATTGATGTAATTTCTTCTTTTGCTTCTTTAGTTAGGAATGGAATGGAAAGGTCAACTAATCTTTTATTAGTTCGGTAAAATTCATGTCCTCTTTCTCCACTCTTAGTTATACCTTCTAGGATATTAGTAAGAGCTTTCTTATTTTTTGTAGTAGACTCTTTAAGTTTTTTACTCTTTTCTAAAACAAATTCTAAGTTTATCTCTTTTTCCGCTAACTCTGGAAATAAATTAAATAAAGTTTTTTCCCCCAAATAACTTATCCCTTCTATGTTGTCACTTTTATCACCAGTTAATAGTTTAAATAAAACAATATTATTAACTGGAATGCTTTGTTTCCCAATTTTTACCATACTATCGTGACTAATGTATTCTTTTCTTCTTGGTAGGTATTGGGTTACTTTTTTATTTATAAGTTGTATTAAATCCTTATCTGAACTTATTATTGTTTTTTCTTCTTTTGGTGTGATTTGACAATAATAAGCTATACCGTCATCCGCTTCACAGTATTGGAATTGACATTGTCTTACAAATAATTCTTCAAGATATTCGGATATTCTATTTTTCTGTTCCATCATTGACTGGAACTTCTCATCATCCATTCTCTTTTTTCTATTCTCTTTGTAAGCTGGATATATTTCTTTTCTAAAGTGGTTACTCTTTGGTCCGTCCCAAAAAACCACCACTTTATCATAATTTTTCTCTAATAAATGTTTTTGTAATGTAACGATAAAATGATATAGTGCCCCTAAATGTTTATCTTTATTATAAACATTTTTTACACCGTGAAAGCCAATTTGTAATATACAATTGCCATCAACAACTAAAGTTTTCATCTTTTATCATCTTTATAGGGTTAAAAATTCTTTTTAAAATAACTCTCCAGTATCTTCTACAGCTAAATTATAGTCTCCTTCTGAACCTATAAGTTTGCTCCAATACTCAGCGTTTTGTGTTTTGTAATCTAATACTGATTTTTTTTCTTCTGTTTGGTCTTTTCCTTTTAGAAATCCATGTGGGGTCACCAATATTTTTCCGTCTTCGTAACCTAAACCGTTAACATGGTTTTTTAAGATAGATATTTTAGTTCTAGTAGCAAACTTAACTTTTCTCTTATCTTTAGTTGCTGTTATTTTACTCACTCCAGCATTTTTTTGGTTTCCGTATAGAAAAACTAATGTTGAGTTTAACCATAAAGATTCACCACCTTTTGCTTTAATTTTAGGTTGACTAAAAGGATTGTCCGCTAACTCCACCCATGGTTGGTTAACTACTACTAATGTGTTGGTGCGATTAGAGGTATCTTTTCTACTTCCTGAAATTCTTTGATTTATTCCCATACCAATTTTATCCGCTAACGCAGCTGCATTATGCATTTTTCCACCTTTACCTTCAAAGGTCATTTTACATGGTACAGAACCAACTGAATCCCACATAAATAATAAATCATACTCTATTTCACCTTTTTCTTGAGCGTCTATTAACTCATTAATGTAGTCAGTAATTTGTTCTATATATTGAAAGTCGTTGTTAAAGAGAAAAAATCCATCCCATTCTACTTCACCAGTTTTTGGGTCCACCGTCCCTTCACAATCTAATCCCATTAATTTAGCGTGGTCAAAATCCCATTTTTGTTCCGTAATAATAAACACAGGTAAAATTCCTTTTCTTTGTGCATCTATTGCTGTTTTAACTAATGCTGTGGTTTTACCGGTGTCGGAGTGACCTAAAAACATATTAATGTGTCCCATAGCTGGACCTGGAATACCAGAGGCATCTAAAAAGGCATCACCTAAATCAAAAAATCTATCTTGTTTAAATGATGCTTTCTTAGAAAACTTCTCCTTTATATCCTTAAAACTTTTTTTCTTTATTGCCATAGTTCTTTATTAAAATGGTAAATCTGAATCCTGTTCTTGATTTGCCTGTGGGTCTACTACTGGTGCAACAACTTTTTCCATATCAATACTACTAGCTTCACTATCCGCGTATACATACTTCTTAAGGTTACTATCCCATTCTGGAGTTTCTCCTTTTGAGATTGCTTCTAAATACTCGATAGGTTTTTGTGCGTACACATCAGTCCATACTTCACTATTTCCTGTCCATTCTTGTACTTTTGAGTTATCCATACTTAATGGTGATGGGTCATCAGCCATAATCATACTCACAGAAGTGTACGTTCCGTTTCCACTTGGTGTTGGGACAGCTTTTAATATAAGACTTAAGTCTCTTCCTTCACTAACATTTGTTACATCTCCTCTTTTTTGGAATAATGGAATTAATTTATCCATAATACCATCCCCTCTAAAGTTGTGTTTAAATCTCCAAAACTTCACACCATCTTCTTCATTATTTCTATCAATAACTTTAACAATGTAAAATTTTCTAGAACGATATTGTCTTGCTAAATCTCTATCTTGTTGATTTCCTGTTAATTTTAATGCCTCCTCAACTTCATTTAAAGGACTTCTTTCTCCTGAAGGACTCCCATCGGCGTTTTTACCTGGGTCATAGATTTTCATCCATTTTCCTTGTACTTGCATTTCGTGGAACCACACTTCTTTAAAAGGTGACGTACCATCTGCAGTAGGAAGTATTCTCACATTTGCTTCACCATCAGATTGTCCTTTTGGTAAAAAAGCAGCAAAATACTTTTTTAATCTGTCTTCGTTACTAACGAATTTCTTTTTTTCTGAGCCAGGTTGTGAATTTTTTTCGTACTGACTCAATATTGCGTCTAAACTACTCATACTTATTTATTTTTTTTTTTGATTAATAATTAATTTTATACATGTAATAGTACACTATATATTAGACTAAGTAAAGTACCATACATTTTATTTTCTTACCAAATATATATAAAATTATCGCATAAAAAAAAGCGATTACTCGCTTTTTATTATAATATTTTTAAAGTTATTATTTATTAGGATTGTTACCCAATACTTTGAATTCTTCTTCTTCTTCACTATCTTCATCTTGTTCTTCAGTCGGTGCGTCAAAACTATTTTCAATATCTACATCATTAAAGTCCTCAACGTCGGCTTGGGTTAGAACGTATTCTGCTTTTCCTTTTTTATCTTTTCCTTCTTCACTTTTTTCTTCCCAATACTCTAATGGTTTTTGACTATAAGGACCACTATCTAAAGATATCATTTCTAGTCTTTCTTCTTGGGTTGGTGGTGCAGCTGCTTCTATTTTTTCACCTAACTCGTCAATTTGTTGTGTCATATCTTCGATAGTACTTAATTGACTTTCTAAATCTGTAAGTTTATTCATTAAATCGTCGATTTTACTAGTTTGTTGGTCTAGGGTGTCTTTAGCCTCTCCCGCTTTTTCCTCAGCTCCCTTTGCCATTGTCACTATATCTGTAACATCAACTTCTGTCGCGTCTGATGCGGTATCATCACCTAAATCCTCAACGTCTTCTCCTTCTATCTCTCCTTCAACTTCCTCATCTGGCATTCCACCTTCTATTTCCCCTTCAATTTCTGCTCCGAAATCTTCTAATTCTTCATCTGCAACTTCTATTGGAGCGTCGTCTTCTACAGCCTCTGGGTCATCTTGTTCAGTAAAGGATGATGGTTGGTTTTTAACGAAACCACTACCACTACCTATACCCCCTATCATTTGTTCTGATAAAGAATCCACATAGGAACCTATCTGATTAAATCTTTCTAATTCTTCTTTTAAATTGTCTCTTGTTTTCATTATCCCATTAAAAGTGTACGACCATCTTCTGTGACCATTCTTTTATTAACTTTTTCCACTAAACCATCCTTACTTCTAAGAGTGTAACACTCTCCTGTTTGCATATCACAAACTTCCTCTTCTTCTACACCTTCTAGTGAGTTAACTTTCTTTGGTGATGGTTTATCACTTCCTAAGTAACTATCTAAAGCATTTCCTAAATTATTTTCTTGATTTTCCATAATAATATTGTTTACATATAAATATAACGGATAATGTAAAATTACGACCCTGAATTGTAAGATTGGGGTGTTCCATTAAAATCTCCGCTAATTAATGTAGGTTTTATTGTTAAATTTAATTTTTGACGAATCATATCCTCAATTAAATTAGGTTTTATATAACTCATACCGTCTTCCGCAAACCACGTAGTGGACATTCCTACATTATTATTAGCGAATGTTAATAAATCCGGCCATATTATTTTTAAATACCCATTTAATTTATCTTTTAATTTACCATCTAGTGCATTTTGTACTTTAAAACAAGGACATTTTTTATTACCAAAATCATTATGACCTCTAACCACTTGTTTGTAAGTTTCCCCTGCTATACCTTGGATTGGGTTGGTTACATATTGAGGCCATACTGTTGGCCCTTGAGGACCTACAACAGCTAATTGAATGACTGCTGGAGAAACACTATCGTCTTTGGTTACTCTTACTATTCCCAATTTAAACAATTGAAGCATTATAAATCTTTCTAAGGATGAATTTTGTGCTGAAGTTGATAGGTCACCTGATGTGGAACCATAAGGTCTATCACTCGTACAATTAGAAATGAGTGCAATACTTAACGTGTTAGCGTTAGCGTCTAGAGTGTGGGCTCCTTGGTAGGTGTCTGGTCTTGCTGTTAATATAGTCCCTACATTATCCCTATTAACTAAATAGTGAAAACCTATTCCCGCATAACCTAAATCTTTATGAGTTACATTTAGAGTTTCTACTGGGTCATTACCTAATTCTACATTCCCGGTAGAGTGTATAATTATCATAGTTATCTTACCAGTCATTGGTATAGCTGGTGGGTTCGTTCCTGTATCTTTTTCAATACCCTCCGGACCAAAACCACTCACTTGAACATCCGTCACAACTTTTCCTTTTACTCTTTCTATAAACGATTTATTAACTTTGGATACAATATCTTCGATGTTTGGTAAGTCAAAGAATGGTGACCTTATTCCTGTAAATGAGGTTTCCATATTATTAGGTGTGATATTGTGTTCCACATCTGTAATCAAATAAGGTCCAGTAAACATAGGAACATACCGTAAATTAAAATACATTGTAGGTTGGATACATGCGTTACCCATTGAGGTGATTTTAGCTGTGTAGGACCTACTTCTATATATGTTAAATAAGTTTAGTCCTTGGGTTGATATGGTTTTATCGTTGGATGAGTCTGCTAGTTGTTGTGTGAGTCTAAATGACTCTGCTGTATTTCTAAATTCATTTTGGTCTAACGTTACACCTTTAAAGATTCCTTGGTTCTGCACTCCAAAATCTACATTAAATGCTACTACCTTATTACATTTTGTGGGGTCGGAACAATTAGAAAATAAAGGATTGTCTGAGGTTCTCCCTAATAGAAAAGAATCAGTGTCATAACGATATATGTCTGATTGTACATTCATATGTTGTGATGGTTCTCCAACATACATACATAAAAATTTAGGTGATGAATCTATATAATCTACTTCCATGTGGGTACCGAATAAAGCATTAGCTTCATCACTGGTATTGTATTTGGATACTTGTTCCCCATCAATGTCTGTCACCCCATAAAAATTTATATAACTAGGTAAAGGTAAAAACTGAAAGTTGTTCTCTTTCAGAACTGCACCAATAAAACCTAATAAGGTTGTATTTGCATTACTATCCATTGTTAGTAATTTGAATGGTTCTACATCTATAATAGCTTTATTTCCTATATCTCTATTAGCTCTATCAAAAAATAAAAAATCTTCAAATAACGTTTTATCTCCAAATTCTTCCCCTGCTACCCATTTATCGTTTAACGTTTTAAAGGTTTGGTATATTTCTAGTTTTTGTACATCTGTTTTAAAAATTGGGTCTATGTCATCTATCTGTGCTCTTACAGGTACTTTATCAAATACTGTTTTACTCTGTAAAAAAGTTTCATTTATATGTACTGACTGAGCATCATCTAATCCACTTATCAGTTGAGCTATTTTCTCTTTAAACTGTGCTACAAACCCTGTAGGTTCCGAGTAGGGTACGACAGTATTTGTACTAACAAGAGCACTAGATACTCTAGTAGAAGAAACTGGTTCTTGTCTTATTCTTTCAGTTACATACATTCTAATTACTTTCCTTAAGAGTCTAATATTAGTTATTGTAAAATCTATATCTAAGGAAATAAAGAAATCTGTTATTTCTGACCCTAAATCATTATAATGTAATGTCGGTAATTCTGGGTCATCAAAAAATCCAACCTGTAATGTTAAAGCGTCCCATTCGGCGGGATAGTTTGCCTGAGAAGTCGCGACAGTTACGTTTGGTGGTAAGTTACCTTGGTATGTCCCAAAGTTATAATAATCTTTTTCTCCACTTATAGTACGTAAAACTTTAATATCTATATCATTTTGATTATAGAATTTAAAGCTTAATTTCTTATTTAAAAAAGTCCTCAGGGTACTACTAATTTTAGTATTCTGTGCTTTTGCCATATTAACTCCGAACTCACTATCATTATTAGCTGGTTGTACAGAGTATTGTGGTACCACTAATAATTCTCTAACTACTGATTGGAATGTCATACCATTTGTTGTTGTTAGATTAGAAGAATTTAAACTATTTGTACTGTTGTCACTATTAAAATACTCTAGCCCATCTAACGTATCATCGAAATTACTTTCATTTTCACAGAAATTTAAAAAGTATTCTTCAAACTTGTCTAGTATGTCAGGTGAAAAAATGTCAAATAATTCTTCTATACTATTATATGAATTATCATTTAATATTGTAAAAGGGTTTTGAGATGTGGTATTAGGGTTTACCTTATCAATATATTGCCATGGTTGTGGTTGGGAACGAGTGTCGTGTTCAAAATACCCATACTGAGACATAGGCCATAAAAATCTTACATTTCCATTATGTGTACTTTTTTTATTTAAGTAATCCCCTTCTAGTTCATACTCCAGTTGGGTTCTTTTCATTCCACCACTAGATGGATAAACAATATAATTAGGTTCTGTATAACCAGATGTGGCTAAATCAGCTGTGGTATCGTAAAATACATTCCAGAATTCCACACTGAGGTCTTGTCCTCCTGTTTGGGGTGGGGTTAGAGTTAGGTTGGTATTCTTTTGTACATTTAAAGCTCCACCTACAATATATTGGTTTATCTCCAAACTTGTAACTGGAAAACCAGTAATTGTACTATTGTTATAAAGTAAATCACCTGTTACAAAATAGTGTGTCAGGTTGACTAGTTCTGGGTAAAACCCTAGATTAATTTTTGTAAACCCTCCTCCTACAGGTTGTTCACCACCTAAAGTTATAGTACTATTATTGTCACCAATATTAAGGTTATATAAATATGCTAAACTATTAGTACTTGGGTTAAACCCTTGTCCTGCATCATAATCTGTCCAAATATTAGCTAAAGTATCTACCCCTGTCTGAACATGAGTTTTATAACGGTTCCATATACTTCCATATTTAAGTATCCATGCATATGGAAGGGGATGAATTGCTGAAACTTGGTTTAATGTGGCAAATATATAATCACCATACACACTACTTCCATTTTCTACATCAAACAATGCTTTATCTCTTAAAGAAGCAAGTGGTAAAGAATTAAGAAAAAGATAAGCTGCATTTATATATGGGTTAGGTATGTTATTAAAATCGTTTAATACACCTTCTCTAAAAGCATTAACAAAATATGGTGTATTTAACATGGAGACAATTTGTTGGTTATCTGGTGTAATGTTACTCTTTTCTCCCCCGTAGGATATGGTACTTTCTGTTAAAAAAAGTTTATTATTATTTAATATGTGTGATGCCGGTTGTGAGGCTTCCTCATAAAAACCACTCCAAGATGGTTTATTATCTATTATAGTCTCATATCTTGTGACCAACATATTATCATAAGTTGTTATAAAGTTAGGTAATAGTGGTTTAGGGTCTGAATAAAATGGTGCAGCACCAAAAGTGGATAATTCCCCTTCAGTTTTAATTTGTGATGTAAAGGTTCGTAAGTTATCGGAAACTGTTAAACTTTTAGATATATTATAGAGTTCTTGGAATGAACTAAGTGAAGCACCCCCCGCAAGATTTCTTTTAACCCAAGGTACCGAATTACCGTTTATACCCTCACTCGAATCAAAATCTCTAAAAGGAAAGGTATCTAAAATTAAATCGTTACTATCATTTTTAGAGTATGTTAAATATTCTTTTAATCTAACAATAGCTTTATCCGTAGCTGTATCCTCATTCCCATAGTTGGTACTTATTAAATCAATAAAAGGGTAGAAAGATGCCCTTGCATTATTAACCATCGTACGTATATATGGAGTATTAATTTCATCTCTTAAAAGTAATTGCCATTTGGTCAATGGTGCGAGACTTTGTAAAAAGCTTTGGTTATTACCTTCGTACCCTGTAGTTGAAAAAGTATTATATTCTAAATTCTGATTCTTTAATTGTTCTTGTAAATCAAAAGACCCTGCTGTTTTAGTTTTCATATCTACACACTCAATGGTAGACATTGCTTGGAAGGTTGGGTAACTTGTATTATCCATAAATCTCGTATATATTCCTGAATAGAAAGTATGTAGTGTTGACCTATCCCATAACTCATAATAAAATGGTACATAACTAGTATCCGCATAAAGAGAATTTTCTAAAAAGTCTGCCGCGGTTACTGGTGACCATTCTTCACCCAAAGCAGAATTCTCACCACTAATCTGAGGGAATTGTTCCCTTATTGTCATAGACCTAAGATATTCTTCTACAAATTCTACTTCAGGCCAAACATCTGGAATGTAAGCTTTGGTTTGGGTTAGTACGGATGTTGCTCCAGGGTAAGTGGATACGAAATTCTGACCTCCTTGTTCATTATCCTCTCTTACATAATATGCAGGCCAAGGATAAACAAATTCATCTTGTTGTAACTGTGCATCTGGAGCTCCCGAACCTTTTAATGCGTTTAATCTGTCAGAATTATCTCTTAATTCCATAGACTTTAAATGTGTCTCATTCATTAACCTTAAGAAGGTGTCAGTACCCGCTAATACGATTGCAAATAAGTTTCTTATAGTGGGTCTAAACCCTAAACCTTCATTTCCACTCACTACTCTATTTATAATGTCTGAAAGGTTTTTTTCTATTTTAACTTTTTTCTTATTAAACATTGTTTGGATTACACCTATTTTTTCCTCAAATGAATTTCTTGGTCCTTTAAATACAAACCACTCTTCGGTAGTCGCAGGCATTCCTTCTACTTTGTCCGCAATAAAATATTCATATTTTATATCAACTGGTATGAATTCTTCTTTATCCTCTCCAAAAGTTAGATTTTTTAATAAACCCTCATTACCCTCTTTAATATATTTCTTCAATGAGTCAATTGCTTCTTGTTTTTTATCTGGATTTTCTGCTATCGCTTTCTTCCAAGTATAAAAAATATAATCCGTACCACCTCGGTCCACATACACCCCACTCTGTGATGTATCCAAAAATCTATTTCTCCATCCCGCTTGCCCTAATATTCTCGTGGTGTATTGGTCGAGAAATTTAGCATAGGAGTCTATATTGTCTAATGCATCTAAATTGTAATTCTGTAAAGCATTTTCTATCGCTGTCTCTAAGGTACTTACTTTTGTTACCAATTCTTTGACAGTCATATCTTTAAAATTTTCATCTATTAACCCCTTACGTCTATATATGTTAAAAACTTCATGTTGTATTTGTGCTCCTCTAGTTGTAGTAATCTTAGTTACTCCTTCATCTTCACTATTACTCTCATATAGTCTGGGGTACATATAAGGGGCATTCATAATTTCTTGAATGGTAATATCTGCTAACAATGCAGAGACTCTACCTATAAAATTACATGTGACATTATAGTTTCCAGTTGAGGGGTCAAAACTAGCATTAAATTTATGCATCATTAGTTGGTATCTTACAGCTTTACCGTAAAATCCTTTAACTGTTAACATAAACAAGGGATATGGTAGTTGGAAGAATGCTGCGTACGGTGAGTTTTGTCCTTGTTCGAATAAAGTCTTACCTCTTACATCCACAAAATTAATAGTAACTGTGGGTATATAAGCAGAATTTAAACTTATTTGTATATTTTCAATTCCAAAAGACTCGGGGTCTCTGTTATTTATGATGGTTTCTTTTGAATAGTCTTTACCGGTTAATGGGTCTCTGGTAGTACTATTTACTCGTTGATTAAAGGGACCATTTTCATCACCACCACCCGTCATAGTATCCGTCCAATCAGCAGTTAAATAATCTTTACCACTAGGTTTCATAAAATTAATATTGCCTTCAAATATATCAACTAAGGCCTCGGTTTCTACACCAGCACCACTTATAACCTTACTCCTAGGCACCACCCTAGCTTGTAAGTTAACATACATAGTAAGATTCTCATGTTTTACTAATCTTTCTTGTGGTTCGTCGTTAACTAATATTTTATTAGGGTCTACAAGAACTATATTTTGTTCTGCAAACTCTACTAATATGTTATCTGTTCCGGTTATCTCATTTGCCATAATAGAAGAAATAATTATCTGCCCTTTGTTTATAATCTTGTAGTGAAGCTATTAAAGGATACGGCACAGTCAATAGTCTACCATCTGGAATATCCCATTCTATACTTCCAATGCCAGGATTTGCTTCCATTATTAACCAACCAAAGTATGGTGAGTTATAATAAAGTTGACTAATTTTGTCCAATCTAGACTTACCGACCTTATAAACTACTTTTTTATCACTAGGTTTTGAGGGTAGTCCTAAGAATGGTACGGTGATGTTTTCTCCATTAATAGTAAACTGTTTATATCTATTATAATATTGTGACATATCTATTCTCTATTAAATTTCCAATTAAAATTATTATCCGGATTATTACTTTTATAACTTAACGCCAATAAATTAGCTTCACAAGCCGCAACAAACGGACCAACGGTTTTTTCATAATACGTCTTTCTTTCTTTGTCCAGTGATATGAATTGAGTTGTGAGACTATCTCCTGCTGTGGTTAACCCTTCGGTAATTGAGTCACCTTCAGCAACAAATCTATCTTTAATTTGTTTAGTTATAGCTTGAAGATTTTTAAGGTAGTAGTCTTCATTTTTTGCAAAAGCGAGACTTAGGTCTCTTCTTGCATTTACCCACCAAGTTTCATCAGTGTCCATGTTTAATTTATCATATATCTCTTGAAATAGTGGACTACTTCCGGTATTCAAACTATACACATCTTGATAGTAATAGAAATTCTCTGTAGAATCCATATCTATTGCGTCTTTATATATTATTTCTTGGTTAAATATCAAGTATTCTACAGCCATTGTTGTAGGGTCTAGTGTTCCTCCCGGTGCAACCTCAAAAGAGGTAGGAGAAACATATTTTCCTAATTTAGTTAAACTTCCAGATTCTGTTTCACTTAAACTACTAGAGGCATTTTCACATGGTAATTCATTAATTGTACAAGTCACACCCGCGTCACCATTTAAAGCGTCCACATAATAGTTTAAGGTATTAATCATATAAAGGTAATCATTACCTAATTCCTGGAGGGTATCTGTTGGTGGTGTGGTTTGTTGAGCTGAAGAACTGTGTATCTCTGTTAATCCTGTCAAAGCGAAGGATACTGGTTTTGCACTTTCGACATAACCATCACATGAAAATGCTACCGTATTAAGTCTTTCTATAAAGGGACTTAATTCTACCACTTTTTCTCCTAAATTAGTTGCTACTTCTTCTAATTCATTAGTTAAAGCATCTCTGGATTCTTCTAACTTTTGTTTTAGGAGTCTTCTTAATTTTCTTTTTCTAGCGTTAGTTGGGAAGGCTTCTACATCGTGTTTTCTTTGGATATAGGTATTGTCATTATCTATTTCATTTTTAGCCCAATCGTATAAAGCGTTAATTCTTCCTGAAACATCAACTGGTTGTCCCAACATTTTTCCTGGTACATTTGCAAATTCACCTGGAGTTGTAGGATAGTAATATTGTCCATCTGTCCATTGTCTTTCTGCCATTACTAACTGTAATAACCCATAATTTCTACTAGTTAATAATAATTCTAATTCCGATAATGTACCTGTAATATAAACAGCATTTTGTTTAAGATAATCATTAAATGTTGATTTATACGTTATAAATCCTGTTTCACCAGAGGTCGTCGTTTGGATTGTTGTTCTATCTCCAATAGTTTGACCATCATTTGCTGAACTATCTAAGTCATCCGTTTTTGCTGCTTCTTCTTCTAGGTTAGCCCCTACTTGATTTATAAGGTCTTGATTTTCTTGTAACCATTTTTGTTCATCTGGGTCATCGTCAGTAACAGTAGGAACAGCTCGTGAGTCGTACATTTCGGTATTACCGTAGAAGTTAAATGATAAAGCATTTTGTAATCTCTCTACTGGTCCTTTCAGTCCTTGACCCCCCACATAATTAAATGTAAGATTTACACTAGCTATCATAGGTTGTACTCCAATTCCTTCTGGGTTGAAGTCTAATAAGTTATCATCATAACTTATACTAAGGTTTTGTATTATAATTTTGGTATGGTAAAAATCTCCAATTCTGAGAACACATACTGGTGGTGCACCAAATGAAGTATTTTTTGCATCAGTACTGTAATCTAATTCACCTGTTCCTTTCTTTGTAGGTATTGTCGCTCCTGGTCTTACACATTGATTTAAAAATGTTAATCGACTATTTAAACCTTCTGGTGTTATAGCGTGAAATGCTGGATGAAAATATTTGAATTTATCTTTCAAACTGTCATAAATAAATGGGTCTTCTTCTTTTAACATATCAAAATAATCACACTCTGTAACCATTTCTCGGAGAACTTTGTTTGCTATTTCTCTCCTTGTATTCATTTGTTTCTCAGTTTTCTTATTTACGATTGGTGGTGTAGGGTTAGGCCTATCGTATCTAAATCCTGTTGCTGTTGGTGGTGTTGTGTATGTCTCCGGTATGTCATCACCTGGTATTGCTTCCACGTCTATACCAACTAACGCAACAAATCTACAATTTGCCGCAGCTGCATTATAGACTGACGCTGCTCTATTTCCTGCATCATCCGAAACACTTTCCACACACTCACTTTCACCTAAAGCATCCCCTTCTGGAAATATTAATAATCCTTTTTCTAGGTATGATTTAAATGGTTGGTCACTTGCGAGTGAATAATCTTGTACCATTTGTCTAACAGAATCTAATCTACGTTGTGATAAGTTTACATTATAGTCACTTGGGGCTAGATTACTTGCTCCACCCACAAAAGTAAGTGTTACTCTATTTTTACCGTCCTTTAACGCATTATTTAATTCTACCATAAATTGGTGAAATCTATCAGCTTCTTCACAACATTGAGATGTAGCTTGGTCAAAAAATGAAACTAGCCCTTGTTTAAGGGAGGCGTTGGGTTGTTTGTCCTGATAAGTTTGTTGGTTGGATTGTGAATAGTAGACGTCCGCAAGAGCATTATAAGGTGATGATGATGTCGTTTGTCTAGTATTTGGGTCTGGAAAATCGTTTTCAAAATAGAAACTTAGAGCTGGGGATGCAAATGCAACTAATGGTCCCGAGTCATAAGTGTCTTCAACCACTTCTGGTTCCGTAGTATTAGTACCATCACTAATTTCGGAAATAGTTTCTTTATCTACACCTACCGTATTTATTATCGCTTCAATTTCTTGTATTTTAGTTACACCTAAATTCCATTTTCTTGCTAAATCATATATGTCGTAGGTTTTACATCCAGAGTGAAAGGAATTTATTATTCCATTAACTTCTTCATCTGTAAGTTTATTTAATTCTTTCCTTACTAACATATTTAAAACACTAGCGTGGTCAACTACTATTTTAAATCTTAAAGTTCCTGTTCTATCAGTATTATTGTAACTATATATTGGTTCAGGTCGACCTAAAAAATTATTTTGTGTCCAATTAGCTGTACTAGCTTCATCTACTTGTAAATCATAAGGTGGAAACCACATTACTCTCCCACCATTCGACCCTTTTTCACAAGCTGGTAAATCATCATAAGTAAAACCTTTTTCTCTACTAGTTCTCCAAGCTAAATTCTCAATAGAGAACATATATTTTTTGGCTTTACCGTTCACTATGTTACTCGAACCACTACCACCTTCGTTAGTTCTCCAAGGTGCAATGTTTAAATTAAAGGGACTATCTAATACTGAATAAGTTTCTTTCCTGTGATTCATTTGAGTTTTTTGTAGTCTACCATATGTCCAATATGGTATATCTTTAGTCCATAATCTACAGTATTCTTTAGCTACTTCCACACCTCTACCAGATGTAGCATCTGTATTTTCATATTTTCTAACTCTAGAACCTTTTGTTAATTCTTTATATCCATCATTAAAAACCTTACTAGCTTGATTGATGGCATGACCTACATGTTTTAATCTTTTACCACCCACATTAGGAACAGACTCCATTATCTGTTGGGTCACATTCATAATACTATTATCTACATAATCATAATTTGTAGATTTGGTATCATTATATTGTGGGGGAATTTCTTTATCTGTATACACTGTTGTCCCATCTGTACTACCTTCTGGACCTTGTGTGGTTCCGGGTACTATACCTTCTTTACTTCCATACCATGTAAAACCACCAGGAACTGTACCTTTATTTATTAAAGATTTTCCTTTTAATCCAAACCTATAATCGTTACTATCAAAATCTTTGGCTACTTCATCTGGTCCATAAACAGGTACATAATTTTCACCAGCGTAGGTGTTATCTGGTGGACTAGTCATGTCAGAAACTTTGTTTCTATTACTTCCCACATATTGTGGCGGGTTAGGTGGATAGTTACCTGCACCTAATATTCCCCCACCTACAAAATCAATTACTTCACCAAAAACAGCACCTACAGCTGTTTGTGCTTGAGCACCTTCACCGTATTGTGGTCCATAAGTATTATATCTAATATGTTTAAATAATTGGGATTTGGTTCCTCCTCCTGTATATTCTAAAAATCTATCTGATGGTGATTGTCTTCTTCTAGGTATTCCTATTAAGCTACCCAATATTCCTGTTATGTCGGATATAATTTTTCCACCCATGGAAAGACCTCTAGGTTCTTCCAATTCAAAATAATCTCCTGGTATATAAGAAAATGGTAATCCCACTCCTGTCAAACGAGAAACAAAATCTAAACCTCTACCTACAAGAGATTTAGGAACGGTAATTTGCCAATCTCTTTCAATTAAAGACTCATCACCTCTTAAAATGTCTATAGCGGTATAAGGGTCTTTAAACCCTTCCAATAAATTTAATCTTCCTACTGTTTGTTGTTCTAATTCTTGGCCTATCCTATATTGAAACTCTTTTTTTAGTTGTATGGCTCCTATTTGTTGGAGTATACTATCGTCTATTAAGTCAGAGTCGGTTAACAATCCTTCTGCTGTGACTCCTAGTAATATTTGACCTGGTGAATATAATTGACCTACACTATTATGACTAGTTATTCCTCCACCTTCTGGTGATATAAAACTTGTAGTATAAACACCCACATTTGTAGTGTCATTAATAATCGTGTTAATTTCAGTCATGTCGTCATAACCACCAACAGGACCATATTTGTTTGCTAAGAATATTTGGTCAATAAAAAATTCATTCATATACTCAGATGAAGGTTGGTCGACTACACTCATGTCCCTCATTGGGCTTACGATAACCGTCCCTGGTTTTTCCACACCCCCTTGATTTATCAAAAGGGTTCCAGTAGGTGTAAACTCATTAGCCACCCCTCCCATAGGGATGCTTTCAAGATTTTTTGAAAGAATCTGTTTTCTGAGGTAATCAGTTGCGGAAAAACTTAATTCACTTGCCATATATTATTTTATATATAAGTATTTTTATTTATCATTATTATGTCATTAACACACCCCCACCTTTTTGCATGGATTTATAACCTGGTTTACCGTCTAAGGCGGTTTCTTCTAATTTATCTTTTAACCACATCAACACTAAATTCTGGTCTAGTAGTTGTTTTGCATCTATGTTCATATTAAGACCTGCAGCATTTAATGTCGCTGTCCCTCCTAAATTAACATCTACTTTTACTGTACCTCCTGGAGATTGACCCCCTTGTCCTCTGATTTGACGACCAAAATTTTCCATATCGGTAGCTCCGATAGCACCTGCTGGTAAAGCCGTATTTATCTTAGTACTATCGAATGCAGCAATTATGTCTGTAGGTTGGGTCCTGACTCTTCCTGCGGAATTAGAAATGTCTGTAACACCTTGGGTAAAATAATCTTCCACATTTACTGGTGGTGACACATTTGCTGGGTCTGTACTAGAAAAGAATTGTAAAGCTGAATTTAAGTATTGTTCCCATTTAGCTCCAAAGGTAGTTTGGAATTGGGCTTCTAGTCCGGTCCTCACTTCTCCAAAAGCAGCGTCCACACTTGCTTCATTACCAGCACCTGGTACCACCACCTCTTTTAAAACTTCCCTAATTGTCACAGCACCAGCTTTTAAACTATCTTGAAATACGTCGACTAGTGGGGTCTGCAATAATTTAATTGTACTTTCTGCTAATTGTTGTCCTTGTGCACCTAATTCCATTTCAAACCCTAACTGACCTTTGGTTGCTTGTGCTTGAATTGCTTCCAATGCGGTCATCGACCTAAACATTATTTCTTTCTCCGATGCAGCGTCCATTTCTTTTGCTCTCTCTTCGTCACCTTTCATGGATTCTCTTAGAAGTTTTACTTGGGTGTCTTGTAGGTCTTCTAATGCAGTAAATTTACCAGGTTCTAACTCTATCTGATATTTTCCATCTTTAAATTGGGCCATACTTGCAGCAAATTGTTGGAGTTGTTCTGCATCTTCAGACCCTGCAAATGCTCCTAAGTTCATTTGGGACATTGCTAGTGTTTCTTGTTTGGCCATTTTTACTGAGTTAACATATTCTTCATAACCCATACCTAATTGTTCTGCCATGGCTCTCATTCTCCTCATTTCTGTAGGAGAAATTCCCATCTCACCAGTTTCTTCATTAAAGGTTATTGCTGACTCCCCAGCCTCAATAATAGCGTTTTGTAGACCTTCGAGGTCGGATGTCGCCATATACATTAGTTTAAACGGGTCGGCTAAATCTCCCACAGCACCCCCTATAACTTGTAAATTTGCAGCTAAATCTATCGCTCCTTCTGGGTCGATTACTTTGTCCATTAAAGTTTTAACACTTTGCATACTCAGACCGAGTCGTTGTGCCTGGGCAGCCATTCGTGTAAATCCTTGTACACCATCTTTAAAATTGTAGGCATTAACCATAGACATATTTTCCGCCACAGTTTTCATAAACTTACCAACATTAAGACCCATGCCCTGTGCAACATCTCTCATCTCCATACCTTTTTCTAAGGCGGCATCGACACCAACACCCATTTTGTCAAACCCTTGTACTAATCGTGCTGTAGCATCTGCACCCAATTCCGTAGCGTCTGCGAAGATAGCAAGTTTTGTCATTGTATCGTCATCAATAGATAAGTTTCTACCAATAACTTCACTTAGAGTAGAGACAGCTCTTAAAGTTTCTTCAAAATCTATCCCGTATTCCGATGCTTGGATGGTGGCTGATGCAATATTTTTTTGGTAGGTCGTTTGCATTGAACCCTGCATTCCTAAATTCTTAACAACAGTTTTTCTTATCGCCCCTTCTTTCTCTAAAGAATTATTCGCTAATCTTAGTAATGCATTAATTTTCTCTTGGCCTTCTACCATTGGGTTAAGTAGATTACCTATGTCATCATAAAATGCTTTACTCTTACCTAATAATAAGTTGGATGCCGTTTGTAACTCAATTTGTGTGCTTACTTCCTTTACAATTTTCTTTTGTTCACCATAAATCTTCTCGTATTGCTTTTTTTGGGTACTGGTTAGGTCGGAAATCTTTTTTTGTTCTAGGTAAACTTGTTTATATAATTTGAGGTCTGCTGCTGATGGTCCTGTCGGTTCATCTACATAGGAAGGTAACGGCATATTAATACCAAACATCTTAGCAAGTTTAATAGAAAGTTTGTTACCTTCTTTACCTTGTTTTAAAATGGAATTTACTCGGGATTGGTGATTTGGTTCGTCTTTTCGGTTAAATATCCCTAATGGAACACCTAATTCAGGGTGGGATGCTAGGTATGGTTGCCCACCAGACAATAATTTCTCAATATATAATTGTATTAATAACCTAAACATACCTTTCGTTTAAATATAAATATCTACCTAAAGATTTCTTTTGTTTTTGGCTTTTTCCATGTTCTCTTGTTTTTGTTGTGCCTCTTGTACCATTTTGTCTACAAAAAACCTACGTTCATAAACGGGCATACTTAAACAATCCTGATAGGAAAAATGTGCGTGCTTTACTAAATAATACAGTTCATCGAGTAGTGAAAGCCTATACTCCGAAGAAAGGGCGAAAAAAGGCGACCCCAAATGAAATTCTTGTGCTCACTTGGTTGCCGGAAGGCGCTGTTACGGTTCTTTCTAAATCTAAACCTGGTTTATTTTGAATAATGTATTTTCTTAATGCTTGTGAGTCCTTTATTGGCATTGCTTGTATACGAGTCGCTATAACCCCTAGGTCTTTTTCTCCTTCTATTTCTACAATATGTTTTTCTAATCTTTTAGTAACTGTTGGTACAATTTGTACACCACTATATTGTTGTGGTAAATCTTGTAATTCACTTTCCTCTTGCCCTGAAAGAAATCTAAACTTTATATTTTTTTGAGAAGATGGTAAAGTAAAATCAAAATTGTTATTACTATCTGGTTTTAACTTAAATTCTTTAGTTCCTACAGTAGATAAATCTACAGTGTGAGTAAAATTAGTACTGTTTTCTGGGTCCACTAATGTAATTTCGTATTGGGAACCGTAAGCTGTGTTTCTTAAGAATAGTAGGACCGCTTCTTTATCACATTCTAACATATCGTTAGTGTGGAAATCAGGTTCTAATATTTTTCTTCTTAATAGTACATCTACCATTTCTCCAGATTGTACTAAATTCTGTGACATAATAATGTTTTCGTCAGCTGCTGTTAGATAGGAAACTTTTATACTAGATTTTTTATTTTTGTAGAACATACCCTTAGATGGTAATTCAATAACATCATAAGGTACGTTTCCTTGAAGGTCTGCTTGTGCTTGTACTTTTGTTGGGTCCATTTAATTTATATTTTATACAAAGATTCTTTATTTGTTATTATATGTAAACATTTATCAGTAGCATAAGTATAGATACTAACAAAAATTTTACATTTATTGTATACCTTGTCTCTCTAAAGATACTATAGTGGTTGGAAAAGAAAATAATAGCATATAAAAAATCCATACCTAAATATGGATTTAATATTATATATGTAGTAATGTCTAGTTTAGTAAACTAAGATACATCTATCCGGTCTTAAAGTTGCTGCGATATTTGCAATTCCTTCATCACCATAAGATAAATCATTAAAGTTAACATCTGTTAGGAATGTTCCTTGGAGAATCCACTTCTCAACTACAACCCCTGTAGGGTCTAACATTTCTAAGTCAATATCTTTTTTGTATCCTGCAGCGTATCCCATTCTTCCAGTAACTGACTCAGCGTGTAATCTAGCCCACTCCATTAAAGCTTGTGCTGCGGAAGGACCAATAGGGTCTCTAAATGTTACGTTAATTGTATTCCACACAAATCTACCAGCTACATAAGTAGATGTATTTAAAAAAGGAATCTCTACAGAACCAATACTAATATTAGGTCTAGATGTACTTTCCACATACCATTCATTGATTCCTAAAGACGAAGGAAATCTCAATATAAACCTATTCTTTTTCTTAGGTTCGTAAGGTATGGGCATTTTCATTAATAAGTCAGCCATAATTTTTTATTCTTTTTTGTAATTCTTATTTATCAATAAATATAAACAACTTTGAAAATTTCTCATTTTTTGTCTTTACTTGCTTTATTAGTTTTAGTTATATATAATATAGCCGCTTTTAAATCTTAGCTTTCATTACAAATAGCTTATTAGCTTTATTACTTTCTAAAGTGCTTTTTAATCGCTTTACTGCTTTTAAGTTCTTTATATCATCGTCTAAAAAAATGATTTCGTCATACTCATCTAGTAACCCATTTATTATCTCCGCTTTCTTATCAAAATCAGCTACTGCTGTTAGGTTGGACGCTGTAACCTCATCGTTAACAGCATAAACCAAATTTCTATCTAGTTTGTCCCCTATTGGGACTAATCTACCTTGTTTATCTCTATACATTAACCACTCTCTTAAAGTGTCGTAGACGGTGTCCTCGTGACCCCTGGCAGTCAATATACCAATTTTATACCCCCTATTTATGAATTCATCCATAACATTAAGGTTTGCTACAATAGGTTCTCCTGCCATTATGGAATCAGTAATAGATTTAGGGTCAGCAAAATCTCTATAGTCGTAATATTGTTTGGTGTCGTCAGTAACTTTCTCGTTACGATATTCTGCTGGGGTTAAAGCGATTTCCTCTTCACCTGGAAATTGTCTATAAATGTATATGTCGTCAGCTTCCACAACCGTATCATCCAAATCTAACAATACTAACTTATTTAGATTTGCAAGTTCTTTTAAAATAAATCTATGGCTTACGTTTTTAATCACTAATTTTCTATTTAAAATTTTCTAAGAACGGCCATAACTCATCACCAACTAAGATTTTAGTGATTGAAGGCATCATCCATGGTGATATATTAGAGATTTTCATCCCATTAGTTAACCAGATAATGACTTGTGAATTCTTTAATGCACTAATTTGAGCCTCTCCAAAAGTACCCGCACCTGCAGTTCCGTCAAAATTTATTAAGTTAGTGTCACAAATTTTTAACATGTATAAATCTTGCACCACTATCTTTTCTCTTATTTTTTCTCTAAATACTTTAAATTGTTCATCATTTAAATCATTGGATTTCCATGCTTTGAATAGTTGTTGGAATTCCTCGTCCTCGTCTCTTACAGTTTCAGCTCTCAGAGGGTTAAGGAGGACTGGTGTGTCTAATCCTTTAAAATCCATTTTACCGTCAGTTATTAAATCTAGAAGTCTTTCACCTTTAACTACGTGGTCCGGACCAAAAAATTCTTCTACCTGTGTTCTCCAAGATAATGCATCCTCCGCAAAATCAATACCCCCACCTAAATAAATGGCTCTAGGTTTAAATACACCCTCCATATCTGTAGGGTCTAAAACATCTATTAAATGTATAGTATCTTTCATTTCATCTGCACTTGCATTAATAAGAAAATCTGAAGCTTTATCTGTTAGATATCTTTTTAACCATTTCCCCATTTTAGAAAATAATCCATCAGCTTTAAGTTCTGGTATTCCACCATAAGAAATTTCATTTAATTCTTCTCCCTCCTCTTCCTCTTCTTCACCACCATCTCTCATTTTTCTAAATTCATCATCATAAAAATAATCAGGATTATATCCAGGTAATTGTCTCCAATTATCTGGTCGGTCATCATCAGTGTTAACTATAGTTGTCAATGCTTTCCGTACTTCTTCTCTCTTTTCAGGAGATAACGAAACTATTTCATCATAAAGACTATTTTTATCTTCTACAAATTCACGTATAATTCTTTTAGTATTCATTTAATAATCAGTTTTTTCTATTTTATTTCCTTTCATAATATCTTTTGCAGCTGAGGTACCTAATCTAGTGGCCCCCGCATCTATCATTTTTTGTGCATCTTCTTTACTATAAATACCACCAGATGCTTTAACTTGTAATGGACCAGAATTGGACTTCATAATACTTACAGCTTCTGGTGTTGCACCTATGGGTCTGTCATCATCCGCTTTATAAAAACCAGTAGAAGTTTTCACAAAAACATTACTAGCTTTTTCAGGTCCAACAGTTTCTATCACTATTTTACTAATTAATGTTGTAAGGTCAGCGATTTCATCAGGAGATAAAGCTGCGGACTCTATAATCCACTTAACCGCTTTTCCCGCAGAGACCCCTATAGACGTACCCTCACTAACCTCTTTCCAAATTGTATCCAAGTCACCTTTTTGAAAGGCTTTGTAATTGACCACATAGTCTAATTCATCAACCCCATTTTGTATAGCTTCTATAGCCTCATCGAATTTTTCACCCATCCATGTGTCACCATGGGGAAATCCTATAACAGTACCCACTAATACATTAGCTCCCTTACTATCTATAAATTCACGAGCTGACTCGACATATTCCGGTCTTATCATCACTAATTTCATATTATGGTCTATCGCGTCTTGGATGGTGTTAAAAACAATAACGTCAGTTTCTTCTTCTCCTATACCCGCTTGTTCTGGGGTTTTTAAATATGTCGAATCTAGATATGACCCTAAATCTAACTCTTCTTGTTCCCTTATTAACATTAAATCCTGTATTCTTTTTATTTGTTCGTTTAACATATAGTAATTGTTTAGTTATAAATATATTTATATTATATGAAAAATATAATTAAAAAAATATTAAGAGAAGAAACAAGGTATTTAAACGAAGCTAAAAAGAAAACTAAAAAAGATGCGTGTTATCACAAAGTCAAAGCAAGATACGATGTTTGGCCTTCTGCCTACGCATCTGGTGCTTTATCTAAATGTAGAAAAGTAGGTGCTTCTAATTGGGGAAAGACCTCAACCAAAGAAGAAAAAGAATTAGAAGAAAAAAGAAAACTAACATCAAAACCTAGTTCGGAAACTAATTTAAGAGATTGGTTTAAAAGAAAAGGAGCTCCGGGTAAAACTGGTGGTTGGGTTGATTGTAATACCTGTAGGGATGGTAAATGTAAACCTTGTGGTAGAAGTGAAGGTGAAAAAAGAGAAAAACCTAGGTGTCGACCAACACCGTCCGCTTGTAAAGGATTTAAAACTGAAAGTATTATAGAAGAAGCAGAGTATAGAGGAAGGAAAGTTAAACTTAACAAACCAACAAGAGGTGATGTTAAAAAGTTTAAGGTGTATGTTAAAAATGATAAAGGTAATGTAGTTAAAGTTAACTTTGGTCATGGTGGGACTTCCGCTAAAAAAAGAGGAGAAAAGACTATGAAAATTAGAAAATCTAATCCTAAAGCAAGAAAATCATTTAGAGCAAGACATAATTGTGATAATCCAGGACCAAAATGGAAAGCAAGATATTGGAGTTGTAGAAAGTGGTAATGAAAGATTTAATTAAAAATATAATAAGAGAAAGTCTAGTAACAGAAGCTAAAAAATCATTTTTTAGACGGGTAAGTTTACCTTACGATTATAATTCTATGAAAGATTTTGTAGGGTATGAAACAATGTGGGAACATTACAATAAACACTATAAAGGTTATACAACTAAGTTAAACGAAACCTTATCTAAAAGAAAAAACCCTTCTACTGATATTGAAAAAATTATTAGAGGAATTAAAAACTACAATACTTTTACTAGAAACAACGCTGGAGGTTACTATAATCATAGTTTATTTTTTAAAGATTATATAACACCAGATAAAACAGAACTTTCAGAAAAACTTAGAAAAAAAATAAATAATGATTTTAGTAGTTTAGATAACTTTAAAAGACAGTTCGATGAAGAATCAGCTAAAGTGTTTGGTTCAGGTTGGTGTTGGTTAGTTATAAAAAACGGCAGACTTAAAATAGTTAGTACCCCTAATCAAGATAATCCGTTAATGGATAACTTGGGAGAACCTTTATTAGGTTTAGATGTTTGGGAACATGCTTATTATTTAAATTATATGGCAGATAGAAAAAAATACATAAATAACTTTTGGAAAGTGGTGAACTGGGAAAATGTATCAAAAAAATATGAAGAACTTAATTAAAAATATATTAAAGGAAGAACTTCTGTTGGAGGAGAAAGTGGTTGGTTTTAGTAACCCTTCTAATAACTTTGTGGTTATAGCTGGTGGCCCTGGTGCTGGTAAAAGTTTTATAACTAGAAATTTAATTGACTTAAATAACGTAAAGGAATTTAATGTTGACCAGGTTAGGGTTATGACGGCTAAGAAGTTATGGGGAGACGAATGGGAAGAAAACATATCGACCCCTGAAGGATATCAAGAAATACTTGACCGAACCTATACTACTTCTGACCCTAGAAATCTTACTGTTAGATTCTTAAAACAATTTTTACAAGCAGAACGAGGCCAATCAGTTAATGTTGTATATGATGCAGGTGGTGGTCAAGAACAAGTAATGAAGGATGTTTGGTCTATTGCGAAGGAAAATGGATTTGATACTACCTTGGTTTATGTTAGAACTCCTTTAGAATTAGCACAACTAAGAAATAGTGAAAGACCTCGAAGTTTACCACCAGATATGGTTGCACAATACCACCAAAAAGTTAAAGATAATATGAGAAACATGATACCTCTTTTTGATAATGTATGGACGGTGGATAATAAAGAACTTATAGACCTATCAGATAGGCCTTCAGAAAATATCGAAAAAATTAAATAGAGTTAAACCAACTTAGTTTTCTTAACCTCAAATTTAATTTCTGGGTATTCCTCCATTACTTCTTTTACTGAATTAATGTGTTTATCCTTATCCTCCCAATACGTTATACTCTTACAATTCGGATACCTTTTTAATATTTTCTTTACTCTCTTACCTTTATTTCGGTCTTCATCCTCTATGAGGTAATAATCTTCGAAATCATAGTCAAGTTTGTGTAGTAAATTTTTTAAGGGTTCTTTAACCTCAGATATTCTATTAGACAAGATGAGAAATAATCCATCTGGGTCATACTTGGATATCTCTTCATAATCATTTTTTGTTTCTTTTATTTCCGTAAACTTAAGGTTAGGACTCAAACTCTCTTCTTGGTCTAAGTACTGGATTGTTTCTTCGTAGGGTAAATTGACAATGGTGTTGTCAAAATCGAATAGGTATATGTTCATATAGTGTGTTTTATTGTTAGTACAAAGATACGAAAAAAACTATAAATGACAAATAAAAAACAAAGGGAATATATTTGGTAGTTATGAAACTTTTTATTATCTTTGTAGTATAATATAATAGAAAATAATACTTATAAAATAAAAAACTATGACTTACCTACTAATTTACCTACTAATATCAACAGTCGTGATGGCTGGATTTGTTCTTTTAAATGAAAAACAACTACAAGAAAATTATCTTAAGATTGAAGAAGAGCGTAACGGTACTCCAACTAACGGGTGGTATAATTTCTATATCTTAACCCACTTTCTAAAAGCTCCCTTATTATTTCCTTTAGTATTGGTGTTGATACTACGTAATGGTGGTAAGATTATAAAATAAAAAAAGGTCCTATAAGGACCTTTTTTTTAAATTATAAAGTTATTTTTATTCTAATTCTAAATCTTCTTCATTCATATCAATCTCATCATCTATATCTTCCAGAGCTTCATCTTCTTCTACTTCTGGGTAAGGAAGTGGTTTCGACACGGAGTCATAACTTCTAGGACCTCTTTGGTCTCTTCCCGAACCTACTAACTCTGCTGTATAAGTCATAAAATTATCTAATTTAGTCAAAGTATTCATTATTTGATGTCTAGTTTTTTCATCCTTAATAAAATTCCAAGCTTTCTTTAGGTTAGCTACTATATTCTCTATTCCAGATGCTGCAGATGAACCAGGATTACGACCTTGCCATTCTGATTGTTCATTTAACATATAATCAGTTCTTTTTAACCCTCTGATTCTTTCTCTAATAATTGAACTTTTTATTGCATCAAATGTTTCCATAATCATTAAGTCTATTTGTTCTAATTGACTCTTTTGATATAAATTGTCTACAGACTCAAAATGAGTACCGTATTCTCCTCTATATTCATGGTCTTCATCGTAGGCCATATCTTTTGCAAGGTTATGTCTATGACTTCTACTCATATGGTCATGTTTTAATCTGTACTCATCACGTCCTTCGTCTTCACCATAATTATAAGTTTCTTCACCTTCACTATCTTCTTTCATATCCTGTTTAATGGCTTTGTCTCTCGCAGCTTTCCAATCGTCCGAATCAATGTCCCCATCACCATCATGGTCCTTCTTCTTCCCTTCTTCTAATTTACCTTCTTTTTTATTGTGAGCTTTGATGGCAGCGGCAACTTCTTCTTTGGACATCTTTTCGTCTTCTTGTAATCTTTGGTCTTTAATATTTGAATACACTCCGATAACTTTTCCTGGTCTTCCGTCGTATGTGTCACGTTTTTCTACCTTATCAGGTGCTCCCATATACTCTTCTTCACCTAACTCATAATCTCTTAACTTATCCATGTTTAAATAAGCTCCGATTTCATCTTCATCAAAACCTTCTTCACTTTGGTCTTCAACATAGCCAGGGTTAAATTTACCTTTTTCATAGCTAGGTCTTCCACCATGTCTATAATCATCAAAAATCTCTTCTTCGTTGGTAACTGTCATATCAGTATAGAAATCTTCTGAATCTCCGACTGCTGCGTCTACTGGAGGTGTTAACTGTTCGTTATATTGTTTTTCCATTAAACGAGTTAGTTGTTCCTCACTAACCATTATTTCCTGAGGTGTAGACCCATAAGTTTCATGAATCTTCTTGGTTTTACCCAACCCTTCTAATATATTAGATTTTTTTAAATTAATTTTCTTCATTTTTATACGTTCTCAAAAGATGCTCCTGTTGGAGTTATTAGGAATTCAACACTAATGAATTCAAGTGACCTAGTTGGTTTGATGTAAATCTTACCTTCTAAAGTATTTTGGTCTATTAACTGTGGGTCGTCAGATAGTACAACTCTAAAGTCAGTTAATCCTCTTTCTCTTCTAATTGAATCTAGAATTGGATTTACTAAGTCTAAGAACTCATTTCTAACTTGTTCGTCATTTTGTTCGAATAACAATCTAACCGCAACAGCCGATATAAGTTTTCTAGCTTGTAATAACAATCTTCTCACATTTATTCTATCTAACGCAGATTCTGCTACTTGTAAAGTTTTGTTACCCCAAATTACCGTACCCACATCTGAATAAGTTGCGATTGGGTTAATTCTTCCTTGGTAAAGTGTGTCTCTCTCATCTAAAGTAAGTTTCTTTCTCGCTTTAACCGCATTTACAATACCACGAGTATAACCTGCCGATGCGAACCATGGGAATGATATATTATCAGTCAACGCGATGTTTCTCATTACTTCATACGTTGGTGGTATATATATTCTTACATTATTCTCTGTGTCATTATTAAGAACCCATGGATAGTAAGTAGCCGTATAGTTGGAATCTATTCCTGTATTTTCTAAAGCTTGAACCGCATTTAGTGGTGAAACTATACTTGTTGCGTCACTTGGTGTTGCTACAAACATGTTATAGTCTGGTGTCGTAGTCACATAAAGTGAGTCAGCTCTATCATCTTCAATCATCTCTATAGATTCTTCTACTAGATTACTATTGTTTACATAGTCAATACCAGGAGTAGCGAAAACGTTAATGTTAACCGCTTCTGGATTTGCAAATGTTTGGATAGCATCTAAGTATGGGTAATAATCTGTACTTGCATCTAACGTACCGATTGGTTTAAATGAACCGTCTCCTGTAGCGTTAGGATATTCTGTAGTTGGACAAGCTCCTGCTAAATAACCACTTTGACCTCTTCTGTACGCATCTGAGTTACTTCTAGTTTTTCTATAAATGTCCCAACCATCAAATCCACCATATGGTAATATTGTGAACTTTCTAGAGTTTAATCTGTAGTAAGGGTCAGTAACTAAAGTAGGTTCTTTTCTAAATGTAGCGTCACCCACAACAAATTGGTCAGTTAAACCTGATGTTCCACCTGCTGGACATCCACAATTGATAGTTGCACATAACTCACCTTGTGTGTAAAGACATGTCGCGTCCATATCCATGTGGAATCCTTGTGTTAAACAAGGCCAATCATTACCTGTTGGGTCTGCACATTTATCTGTTGGTGCTTGTTTTCCTTTATATGTAAAGAAATCTGGGTCAATTCCAATAGTATCAGATATACCTAAATAAACCTGTCTTGGTTTATCACCCGCACTTATCACTTCGTTACTACCTCCTGACGATGTTCCGAAAGGTGGGTTATAAATTACCTCTCCTGGATAATCATATTTTCTTTTGTAAAGAACTGTTGGGTTCTTTCTATTTGCATATTTTCTAAATTGGTAACCTTCGAATCCACAAGGTAATGCTGTCCATAAAGTGTCATCCACTTCAATATCTGGATTCATTTCTAACATTGCGTATCTACTCATTAATTCGTAAGTTCCATCTGATGTACCTATCTTTTTACCAATGTAACTGTTTAGAGTTGGGTTTAAACTACATCTACTGTATTTTTCCAATACAATAGGGTTAGAGTCTGTATCGTTAAAGTCTCTAATTACAAAATCAAATTCTTTTCTTTCAAAACTAATATTAATTATTGAGAACTTAACCGCTCGGTTTGCAGCGTCTCCATCAGGGATTGTTATAAATCTAAATAATTGGTATACTTTGAAACCTCTTAATTCCGATACAATCCAAGGAGTTACTGGAGTTTGCCATTTTTCTTGGTAGAATGCTATAGTGTCTGTATTTGCTGCCTCTCTAAATGATGGTAACGCTTGTAACGTACATCTTAATCCTCTTACATAACCTTTTTTCCAGAAATGAGTTAACATTTTAGGATAGGCCTCCTCAACAAAAATAGGTACCTGAGTTGTGTCTCTATCAAAATTACCTACACCGTAAACTCTTTTTATGTAGTTAGTAGAACTTTCATTCATAGAAACATCAAACATTCTACTTACACCTGTTTTATCTATTACTCTCATTCCGAAATCCGAGAATGGGTCATTTAATACTTCACTCCATGTCGACCCTGTACATACAAAAGCCACATCAGTAGAACCTGTTACTTCATACTCAGGACCACCTGAAGATAATGTACTTAATCCTCTTGAACGGAAAGTTGCTACTACTTGGTCATGGTATTCACAATATGTGTCTGCACTTAATGGACACATTGTGACTGTTGTTACCGCACTATATTGTGATTGTTGTATACTAGTTCCTGTAGTTGATATATCCATCGCGGAAGTTACCACTCCAGTTCCACCACTTTTTTGACCTAATGTAACTAAAACAGAATAACCGTCATATTGTTTTGTTACAGAATTATAATTAAAGAAATTATAAGTCCAACTATCATTTTTATCATTACATCTATTTGAACAGTGACTACTTAATCTATCTGACACACCCCATCCATTTGTTCCTGTTACTGAAGAATAAGGTATTGGTGCTGCTTGTGATGGGTAGTTAATAGAACTAGCTGAACAACTACCAGAATACTCACCAAAGTTGTGACATCCATAAGACCATCCTAACCCTGTTCCAGAAACTGCTACATCTGCTGGTGAACCATCTAAGGTTGCTGGGTGTTGTCCATTTAATTTTCCAGATGCGTAAGTATAAAAGGATGTTAAATCCGCTCTTAATGTTGTAGTACTTCCATTATACAATTCTATTGTGTTATCCATCATATTACCTAAGAAAGTTGAACCAGCGATAATACTATCTATTACTGAACCACCTGCCGCATTTTTAACTGTATTAGTAGAAGCTGTAAATACGGTAGTAAATGAAGTTTGTTGAGTACAAGCTTCCGTAAGACCGGTTACACCATCACAACAGTTTCCACCGTGTGCGCTTGTCTCACAAATGTGTTTTAATGTGGAACAATCTATATCACCTAAAGTTACAACTGACCATGAAGGTCCAGCGTCATAACCAGAGTAACCTAATACTCTTGTTACAAATAATTGATTTGATTGTTGTAAATAAGCTTTTGCGATATACCCTAATTCGTATTTAGGTATTTGTGAACCTGTGTACTTTTCTGCACTTACTCCACCGAAATACGTGGTAAAATCACCGTATGAACTTATAAAAATCGGCTCAAAAGCCGGTCCTCTTAATGTTTCACCTGCGAGACCTAATGTTGTAACCCCAACACTCTGGGATACGAAACTAAGGTCTTTCTCTGAAGTATACACTCCAGGGGAAACAAAAACTCTGTTAGAATTGTTAGCCATCTGTTATTATTTTAATTGTTGTTTATTCGTTTTATTTCTTAATAAATATGAATCTCTTAACGAAAAGAATTACATAAAACTAGGTATTTATGATTAAGTATGAATAAAGTATGACTATTTTCTACCTTACGACCATGAATGACAAGAAACCCATAAAAAACCTTAAAATTAAACCTGAGATACATAAGGTCCTAAAAGACTATTGTAACGATAAGGGTTTGAAAATGTTTAAGTTTGTAGAAAAACTAATATTAGAGAAATGTAGCCCTAAAAAAGACATATATGGGGACTTATAATATCTTACCACAAAACTCAATAGACGCAGGTTGATATGGATTAGTTGGGGTAATAACTAAACTTAAGACGTCCCCACTACTAATCTCTATTATTTGGTTGTAGTCTATTCCCAAGAATGTCGCGTTCTGATAAACTGTATATGTGTCTATATTATCCTGAGTTGCTATCTGTAAATTAATATTATAATCATAAGTTTTAGTAATCGAATGTGATGTGGTAATTGTATATCCACTACTAGACACTCCGGTTTGTCCGTTTGTACAAGTACTACCAGTTTGTCCATCATAGGTACACCCACTATAAAAGTCCCAAGACTCACACACCTTATCAGGATTTTCATCATTTATACTATGTGGTTTCTTTTTCTTAGTTTTTGTTCCCGTTTCAAAGAGTAATAAAGACCTAGAGATAGCTGGTGTCACCTCAAACTCTTCTTCGTCTATTAGAAATCCTTGCATTTGGAATGTATAATTCTGCATATAGTATTTCCTACTTTCTAAATCTGATATTTGACTTTCATCACTAATAGTTTCTAATATGATTGGAATGTAGTGTCCTTTAACGAAAGTATAAGCTTGTCTCGAACTAAATTTTTGTAGTACTACTCTATTAAATTGATTTAATTCTCTCATTCTATTACATATTAACCTCACCTCATAGGTTATATCTACTGGAACTGGTTGTGGTATCTTATAAAGGTCCATTCCTTTTCTTTGTCCATCCCACGTAGGTACCTTTGCATAGTGAAAAGTTTTTCTATTAGGTATTGTATATTGTAGGGACGGGTTTGTACCAAACTGTACATCTGGTCTTCTAACTACACAAACAAAAGGTAGGGTCACATTTTCGTCACCATCTACAAATTCCCATGTATTAGTAAATTCTCCCCATCTTTGTGTTGTTAAAATTTGTTTAATTACTGGTACTTCTTTTCCTTGTAATGTTATAGGAATTTCTGATGTAACAAAATCTAACATCCCCAAATCTAGGTCTGCATGTAAAACACTTTTAGGTAAATAAGTGCCATCCTTAGTTATAAACTCCGCTAATTGTTTTCTTCTTTCAGGTGTGGTATAACCATTATAACCATATGGGTAGTTTTCCTGATTTCTTACTACCGGATAGATATCTAATGATTTTTTTACTTTTTTAGGTATTGCCATGATTATATTCCTTTAAATTCGTCAGGTTGTGTTGGTACACAAACTAAAGTTCTGTAAAAAGATTTATACCCCAATATGGTGTGTGTATTATCTGAAGTCACTTTACCGTCATTTGCGACAGTATAATAATTTACTTTATCTTCAGATTCTGCATAACCAATATAGTCTCCATACCTTACGTCTATATCTAATTCTTCTAAATGTCTTTTATAAACACTAACTCTAAGATTTCCAGGTTCATTATATCTTGCAAGTCCACTCGCATAAGATGAATTAGTTGGTTCAGCAATCTGTACATAAGCTTTAAATTCAACCGGTGGAAAGAATCTTATTTCTTCTGATGAAGCTTCACCGTATACGTCATCAACATTTGTCTTACTTCTATCCACACTATATAATACTAATGTAAAATTTAACCAACCATGCAACCACTCCATCCCCATTCTTTCTTGGAGACGAAAATCTTCAGAACCGAAAAATTTATTTACCCTAGTTATTGGTATTTTTTTATCACTCATGACCTCTTTTTATTTATAAATATCATATAATCCCTTATATTTATGATGTAAAAATTTATATATTTTGGAAGTTAAGATACCTGAAAGAGAAGCATCAGCCATCCTAGAGTCATATTCTGGGGCAAATAACTACATCTTAGGAATAAAGGAGAGATGTAAAAGCAAATACTATAAACTTAGTAGAAAACAAGCAGAGTACATTATTGATTACCAACATACGGTACCTAAAATTGCAAGAAAATGGGTTAAAGTAGATAAGTACTATGGTATACAGTTACAGGAAAAAAAATTATTGACTACTGTCCCCGAACAAATATGGGTGGAAAAGATATTAATAGAAAAAGACAAATCATACCAAATCTGGGGAAAAGTACTACAGAACGAGGAACTGTATAGCTTTTGGGTTCCAAAGTCTCAAATTGTACCGAATAACCCAACCAAAAAAATCGAAGAGGTAGATTATTCAGAATTTAACCATAGACCACCACTACCACATCAAAAACCTGCGATAGAAAAACTAATTAATAATGAAAAGTATATTTTAGCGGATGATATGGGATTAGGAAAGACAACCTCAGCGGTTATCGCATCTAGGATTCAGAAATGTAAAAAAACACTAATAATCTGTCCTGCATCTCTTAAATTAAATTGGAAGAGAGAAGTGGAGAATTATTTTAAGGGCACTATTAGTATTATAGAAGGTAAAAAGTGGGTCGATGGTGATTATGTAATAATAAATTATGACATATTAAAAAACTTTCACTCTTTAGATGATAAACAAAATAGACAGATATTAGAAAATAATTTCGATTTAATTATCATCGATGAAGCCCACTATATCTCCAACTCCAAAGCTCAACGTACAAAAATAGTAAATCAAATAACTAATAAGATAAAAAATGTTTGGTTACTATCAGGTACTCCTATGACCTCCCGTCCTATTAATTATTATAATTTATTAAAAATTGTGGAAAGTAGAGCGACCAGTAATTGGGTGGGATATGTTTTAAGATACTGTGCAGGTAGACAGTTTAGAGGTCCGGGAGGTAGAAAAATTTGGGATGTAAATGGTGCGTCTAACTTGGATGAACTTAGAGAAAGAACTCAAAATAAGGTTTTGAGGAGATTAAAGGAAGAAGTCATAGACCTTCCGGATAAAATCATCACTCCAATATATCAAGAACTAAAATCAAAAGAGTATGAAAAAGAAGTGGGTGAATATGTTGATTGGTCAGGTGACCACCAAAATCAAGGAATTGCCATTCACTTAGCTAAATTAATGAAAGTTAGACAAATAATAGCAAATGATAAGATTGACATAACTTGTGATTTAATCAGTCAAGCTTTAGAACAAGAGAAGAAAGTAATTGTATTTACGAATTTTACAGCTCCTTTAATGGCAATGCATGAAAAATTTAAAAAAAATTCTGTTGTCCTACACGGAAGTATGAAAAAAGAAGAAAGACAACAAAGTGTCGACGACTTTCAAAATGACCCAGAAAAAAAAGTATTTATTTCTAATTTAAAAGCGGGTGGTGTTGGTATTACCTTAACAGCCGCAGAAGTAGTCATTATGAATGATTTAAGTTTTGTACCTTCCGACCACTCACAAGCGGAGGATAGAGCTTTTAGAATTGGACAGAAAAAAAATGTATCTATCCTTTATCCCCTGTATGAAAATACCATAGAACAAATAATTTATAACATCCTACAAAAGAAAAAAAATATAATAGATACTGTTATGGGTGATAATATGTCGGAGAATGACATATTCCAAGAAATCTTAAGTGAATTGAAGGCATTATAAGATATTTATTGTTATAGAAAAATAACTATTTATAAATAAAGATATGTCGACAATAATAACAAATACCGAAAGAACCAAACTATATACCCAATTAAAACACCAATTAGGAGCACCTATTATTGGTGTAGAATTAGAAGACGAGATGTTAGACTCTCTATTAGAACTTGCTGTTTTAGATTATGGTATGTATGTACAAGATTGGTTGATAGAAAACCAGTGGTCCTCACTTTATGATATTAGTATAGATGAGGCAGACTTAACAAGAGCTTTTATGACTAGAAGTCTAGACTGGGAAACATCATTCACATATGCCTATTCAAAGATTGTGGGATTACAAACTGCGGGTCCTTGGGAACTTAAAAAAGATTTTGTCTCTTTAAGTGCCAACACTCAAATTTATCAAATTCCTGCAAATAGAGAGATAAACGAAATAATGTGGTATACTCGTCCTGAATTAAATGAGATGTTAGTGGACCCCTTTTTAGGTGGTTTTGGTGGTCTTGGTGGTATAGGTATGGGTGGTGGACTTGGTGGTTGGGCACAAATGGGTATTGTAGGTTCTTATTATATGATGCCTGCTAACGACTTACTATTAAGAATGGCAGATAGAAACATTAAAAATAGACTTATAGGTTCAGAATTAACTTATAGGGTGACAGCTGGTCCTAATGGTACTAAGTTTTTACATCTATATAATGTTCCTGGTGGTACTTTTGATTTTGGTAGTCAGGAAATTCATGACTCTAGGTGTTGGTATTGGTACTATGACACTGATGGAAATAGAGACGATTGTTTAGCAGCAAATAAAGATGTTGTTTTACTACCTTCCGATGTTCCAATAGACGCAATTAAGTATGTCGACCTTAATCCACCGGCGAGAGCTTGGATTAGACGGTATTTTACCGCTCTTGCTAAAGAAACGTTAGGTAGGGTTAGAGGAAAATATAGTGGAGCATTAAAAGTACCAGATAGTGAATTAACCATGGACTACTCTAGTTTACAAACTGAAGGTGTTGATGAAAAAGCTAAACTTATAGAAGAATTAACTGGTAGACTTGAGAGACTTAGACAAGATAGTATGATGGAAAGAAAAGCTAATGAGGCTGAGAATCTTAATAAAGCATTAACATATCGTCCTTTTCAGGACCCTTATAACGTAATTTAATATGGGATATCCTTATGGTGGTACAGGTTTTTATACAAGAGCCGATTTAAGTAGACAAATTTATCAACGATGTCAGACAGTGGCTACCTTATCCGGTTCTTCGGACTGGGGAGATAATCTACGTGTTAATTACTTAAGTGCAGACACATATAATTTTACAATCTCCGCTACTACAGGTACTACCGTAGTTATGGGTCTCAACACACAACCAAGACTAAATGGGTCAGCTTTACAAATTAGTCCTTATACACTACATTCGGGAACCGGTACCGATTTAGAAATAGACCTAACAAATGGGAACGTAGTTAGAACCTCATCATCAAAAAGGTATAAAGAAAATATAAGAAATTTAGAATTAGACCAACTTAAAAACTTTCTTAAATTAAGTGCAAAAAAGTTTGTCTGGAAAGGAAATCAAAGAGAAGATATTGGTTTAATCGCCGAAGAATTACATTATTTAGGTTTAGGAGATTGGGTTATTTACAATGGGGCCCCGTCCCTAGAAACTGTAGAAAGTATTAAATACAAACAGTTGGGTGTGGGTCTCTTAGAATTAGTTAAAGATTTATATAAAATAGTTGGTAAGACTGATGAACCTTTAGTTGATACTAATGATAACTTTGAAAATGTTAAAGTTGTAAAAACGGACTATGTAACTAATGACGTTAGATATATTATAACTAAAGAAAATGATGTCACCATTACTCTAGACCCTTCTAAAACAAATAGATTTTATATTAAAGCGATGACACCAACAGTAGTTAAACCCCATTATGGCCTTATAGATGAAGAATGGGAGGAAATTGCAATGGGAACACAAAGTAGTATAGAATTATTGTGGGAAGGTACTTCTTGGTATATATTATCTTCAGACGGACTCAAGAACTCCTAAGTCACTTAAAAACTTTTCAGGGTGTTCACCAATCTTATCCCAAAACACCAATTCCTCATCACTAAGTTGTAATATCTCTTCTAAAGTATCTTGGTCTCCTTCTCTTCTTGGTAACCCGTTTATGAGTTTACATTGTTTCTTAGTGAAAAATTGTATATCTTCTGGTTTTTTAACTAATAGGTTATCTCTAACATCTGGAGAGAAAACAACTAGTAATGGTTCTATTCTTTTATTAAAAACATTTACATATCTTGCAACATTATATTCACCTTTTAAATCTGGATTCCTTTGAATATCGTCTTCTTTTATTCTATAACATCGTAACAAAGTTTCTGAAGTCCCGTCTTTTAGTTTTTTATTCTGTACGTCACCATGAGAAACAGCTGTACCATTATTTACATAAAAAATAGTGTCACCCAAACTAACACTTAAATTTTCTTTTAATATTAATTCCATGTGTGCCATTTTTGACATCGGGTTCCCGGCTTTATTTTTCTTTTTAGAACGAGCAATATACTCATCAACTGTTAATTTAACTCTAGACTTATTAGCAATTTTAGATAGTGGAATATCTTTATTATAAATTCTTTCTATATATTCGTAATAATAATCTACAAATTCTTTTCCTTGTCCCTTTAATAGAAACCCTAATCCTTTATCTAAAAAATCTGATATGTATTCTGAAAGTGTTTTTGATTTAATTGTGTTACCTGTTAATTTAATTTTACCCTTATCCGTTAATAAAGCATAATTTTTTCTAGCAACATTAATACATGATGGCCATTGTCCGTCAGTGTCTAACCCCATTTCACCTCTCATAAATAAATCATTATATTCAGCAACATCAGCTTCGGACCCAAAGTATTTCTTACCCTCTACAACCAATTCATTATTACCTAATCCCACATACTGTCTAGTCTCCACATCTTCTGGACAAGAAAAATTCACCCCATCCGTATCCATAACTAATGGGTCATAACCTTTTTTAATAAAATACTTAACCATTTGTCTTAAATACTGTCTCGCTGTACAAGTAACTTTTTCACCCATATTCATATCACCCCAAGGAAATACTTGTGGGGCAGACAAAGAACCGAACATTGAGTTAATGAAAATCTTAATCGGTAGTTGTTTCCTACCAAAAGACTCTGATTTTTTCTTATCTGTGACATAGTACTTTCCAGCTAAATTTTTATACTTAATTCTAGTATCTCTAAAATATTTTAACATCCCCTTCATAGCGTGTGTTATGTCACATGTTGGGAACACGTCGTGAACTAATTGTATAGATGGATATAGTGAACTAAAATCCAATTTAAGGACGTTTTCTGAATAACCTGTTTTAACTAATCGGGATAAACCTCCAACAAAAGGTCTTTTTTCATCCTTTACGGGTATTGCCAATCCTTTATGATAAGACCATGCACACATTAACATTTTCCATAATGTAGCGGTACCCATTGTTGATACTCTTTCATAAGTGGTTGGGACCATAGTGGACAATAAAAAAGATGCTTGATTAAATTGTTCATCAACTACCATTGTTTCATCTAAATCGTCCCCAAGATATTTTTCCACAATTTCAGCACCACCTATTTTTTTATAAGTGTTCGGATACCTAATTAATAAATCTTTTAACCCATCTTCATTACAAAGTTTAAACTTACCAGTTTTAGGATTAAAATAATGTTCTAAATCTTCTTCATATGTTTTGTAAATTTTATCTCCCTGGACATAAACACGATTCTTTTTATTGGCCCCTACAAATTCAGTTATGTATTTTAACCCCCAAGACTTAATATCAGAATTAATTGTTTGAGCTCTTCTAACCGCATGAGCCACGTCCACAATATTATAACCCCACATCTGTGTGGAAGTATAGTCTTCTATTTCAGCACCTAATTTTAATATAGAATCTTTTCTTCTTAATCTCACATTAGGATTTAAAGTTTTAGCTACATCTCCAATATCTAAACCTAATATTTCTGCTCTACGAATAATCCATTCCCAGTCAAAAAATGCAGAGTTATAACCTCCAATTATTGTTGGTTTTATTTCGTCAATATATTTAAAGAAATCCACAATCATTTTTCTTTCACTTTCATCATCATTGGCAAACAAAACTTTTCTATTTCCTCTATTGTCTGACATACCAATTAGAAACATTGTTCCATCATCAGGTCTAAGAGATGTGGTTTCAATATCAAAAACAAATCTATGAATTTCATCATATTCAAAAAATCCTTTAAATAACCTTTTTCCTCTTTGTGTTAAATATTGTTCTACTGGGGACATAATTAGTATAGAGTCTCTACTTTCTTTATCCCATGGATTTAAACCCCCTTGTGTAAAAAAACTTACAAGACTTCTATAGGTTTTAGTACTTTTTACCAAATACCTTAAACCATCTTCTAATCTTTCATGGTCTCCAGTCTCTAGAGGTTCAATAATAATCCCATGTTTAGACATAGCTTGTTTTTGCAATGCTTTGCTATTACTATAAAAGTTTTTCTTACGTAAATCACCAACCCAACAAAAAGGAATGAACTTATCCTTTTGGATGTGTTTACCTTTTTCGGGGTCTTCTTTTATTTTATAAATGGAATTGGTTCTGTAATCGTATTCTACAGCTACTATGTATTTTTCGGGGTCGGTTCCTTCTAGGAAATTTTGTATTTCTTCTTGTGTGGGTGTCATATTTTAATTTTAACGTTTGTACTATTAGCTTCATGTTCTTTACATGAATTTTACTTAACACTACTAAAATATAAAACTAAAAAATATGATTGTCAATTAACAATCACAAGAACTATTCACAAAACTATCTGTTATATTAATATACAAATCTTCTCGGACAGGAACTATCAAATCACTACAGTCATCTATTAAAGATATATTAAATTGTGCTTGATATCTACCCACTTCACTTACATCACTAGGTTGCCATCGATAATAGATATAATATTCAGTCGGGGAAAGTTCATCAATATTGGTTTTAGCTACAATACCTGCAGCTTTATTTAAGATGACAAACGCCCCGTTTTTAGTATCCTTCATAGAAAAAGAAATAGCAGAATTTACCAGTTTTTGATAAAAACTATCAAAATCATTTCTTCCATCCTGTACTAATTGCATCTTCAGGATTGGTTCTGTTGAATTTTTTCTTATAAAGAATTCCATATTTTTTACTCGTGATTAATTATCAAAAAGTGTATCCATCCAGCTGTTGTTAAATCAACTGTCCCATCTCCGGAATTAAACAATCTTACATCAAAAAATCCTGCTTGTACATCATATAATGAAGCCGTTAGATTTGCATCCGCTGGTGAATCATTATTTGTACATGTTAATAATACCACTGAATCTGTATTTCTACACTTATTGTTGTAAACTCTAAAAATAGCTCCTGTTTGAGTTGTTAAGACGGAACCACCAGCATTATATGCTCTTATTCTACCTGTACTAGAATTTAGTGTCACAGTTGTTGTGGTACTTGCTGATTGTGTAACTGTTCTTCCAGTACCTCCCGCATGTACAAAGTCACCTGGCCATGTAGTTCCTGTAGTTCCTGAATAACCAAAAACTAGTTTGTCTTGAGCTGTTACATTATTTAAACCTTTTAAATTTCCTGTTACTGTTATTCCTTCATCTTGGTTTAACTCTATTTTTTCAGTACCACCATTAGCTTGTAGTTTTACTTGTGTGTCACCTTGGGTTCCTCCATCGGTTAATTCTATTAGACCTCTATTAGTTGCTTTTGAGTATATTTGTCCAGTCTCTCCGAATTTTATAAAAGTACTGGTACCACTCAGAGGTGGGCTCATTGTTAAAGACCCAAACGTCGTAGTATCTCCCGTTTGTGTAACATTACTGTCTATTTGTAGAGTACCTGAACATCCAGATACTTTGGTAACTGTAAGTGTGGTAGTGACAGCTGTCGTTCCTGTATTTGCAGAAGTTGCACCTGTAAAGTTCTCGTCAGTTAAAACACAACATAGATTTAAATCACCACATATGTCAACATTATTACTAATTGATAGTGTTCCAGTACACGCTGAAATTTGAGTTACGTGAAGAGTTGGTGTTGTTCCTGTGTCACAACCACATAAGTTCATATCACCACATACGTCTGTATTTCCACTTAGTGTTATACCACCGGTAAATGTTACTGGACAATTAAAAGTACTTGTTGCATTTACTAATAAAGTATTAACACATGTCGTTCCTAAAGTAGTGTTAGCGACTACGGTATGGTCTGTTCCCACCCAAAGATTCCCACTTACGTCTATACTTTGTTGGAAGTTATATCCTGTCGCTACTGTTAAGTTTTCTTCTAAGTAAGGTACTCTAAGTAGGGTACCTGCAGAATTGATTACGCTTAAGTGTTCATTAGTAAACGGAGCTCCTGCGTCTGCACCCGCAAATAATGAAATATACCCTGAAGGTGGGGTAGTTATTACTGATTTATTCTCTAAGTTAATTCTAAGTTTTGCCGGCATGTTTTTGTTCTTTATTAATTATTTTATTTTTTATTATCTTTCATATTATGGGATGGAGACCACTACAGCTTCACCATCTAGGTTTATTTGACCATTTATAATCCACTCATCCGCATGTATAACTTGCATGTTTGTTTTAATGCAATAAATATCATTCCAATCTACAGGAGATGGGTGTGCTCCCATTGTCAACATGTCCTCTAATCTTTTGAGTCCACCTTGTACTTGACAACTATTATTAATATTAATGTGAGTAGCAAAACTAGTTTCTCCACTAAAATTAACCCAACTAAAAAATGTGGTAGGTAAAGGTACATCACCTCCCTTCCAATTCTCTATTATATTTTTACATTTACACCCCATTATATTTTATTTATAATAATTTCCATATATGACCATTTTTGAATCTATATCATCGTTTATCTTATTAATAACTATTTTGACGACGTCATTTGGCCCCGCACAAAAGGGGAAAGTAACACTTTTTCCCGCTCCATGACCCATTTCACTATGAATATACATAGAATACGACGAAATATTGTCCGTAATTGCGTTAGTAAATTTAACCCCAGACCAACCCCCAGCAGATAAATAATGGTCTAATCTATCTACCGCTAATGTTAAAACTGGATTAGATGTATATCCAGTTACTTCCACTTTATTAATCATACATGTATCACCCGTAAACATTGTTTCTGTACAAAATACGTCAAACTCTAAAGATATATCTAAAGAATCTCCTTCTGTTAAATATAACACTTGTCCAGGCCTGCACTCAGTAAAGTTACATCTACAATCTACTAAGTTATATCTATCTTTATCCACTAAATAATTATGAATAATCTCATCATTTGTTAGTGGTTCTAAATAATATCTCATTTGTGAGATTCCCCCGTCAAACGTCCCAGCAAAATATTTTTCTATTAATAAACCTAAATCTTTGTTGTCTTGGTGGTAAGGATAACACGTATCTCCAGATATAAAAGTTAAACTTTCTAATAATCCCTGAGAACCACCACCCCAAGACATGTTATAGGGAACACCCACTTGTAACTCAGGTTCCGTATTTAATCTTCTAGGTATTATCTCTTCAAAATTAGGCACTTCTAGTACAGGCCTCCCATTAACAAATAATGTTAAGGTTCCCTTTCTAAAATTAATTTCATCTAACCATACTTTATTAAAATCGATTGTTGTTTGTTCTTCAACCTTAGCTGTTATTACCGCAACACCTGGTGTTACAATTTGTCTTAAGTCATTAACTCCACCATAATTTTCTAAATCACACCCTTCATAACAATAATCTCGTTCAAATCTTGCTGTAATTTCTAACCAAGGTTCTTGTCCTATTTGGGTGCTTCCACTTAAACCACAAATTGCTTTAGATGTATATTTTTCACTAATAGTATATCCTGTCGTGTAGGTGTACCCTGTTACACATGTACCTGTCATTATACAACTTCCAGTATAATAAAGTGCCCTATAACCCAATCGGTAATCTGGGGTCAAACGTAACCCAAAGGCATTACTCATGGAATCTACAATATTAGGATAGGTCCACTTTTCAAAAATTGTTTTTTTGTTATTACAACCATCCACCACTATTTTTTTCTTACTTCTTTGTATTGGTAGTGTGTCCCCTGAACACGAGTAGTTCATATTGTCACATGTAGTTACTCCAGATTCACCGGAGAATACATTCCAAAACTTATTTTCCGCTCTAGTTCCCATATACCAGAAAAATCCAGCATTATCGGGGTATTTGGCGTTTAATGTGTTTTCATATCCCGGACATATATCTGGGTCTTGTCTTACCTTTAATAGACAATCTACTGTCCATCCACATTCCGTTCTTGCGGGAAGTGCTTCATACTCATAATCGTATAGTTTAAAAAACCCTTGATAGAATCCACCGTCTAATTCTTGGTATTGTCCAGCACATGAACCAGTTACACTCACTATATTATAGTTGTATGGGTTTTTAGTGTACCCAGTAACAGCATGCATTTTTAATCTTTTATCGTAATGTAAAGGGTCGTGTTTGTATTGGTCTGGTAAAGTTTCCCACAACTTAAGTGACTCAATACCACATGGTACCTTCCAGTAACCTTGTTCTACTAAAGTAGTAGCGGTGAACACACCATTAGGTAGTCCTCCACCAGCTGGGATGGTAACCGCCGCATCACTCAGTGTAAATTTATAGGCTGTTCCCCCCGTAAAGAAACAACATGTAACATATTCAATATTATCACAATTAAATGCAGTAAGATTATTGTTGGTTGTTTTAGCTGTATAAGATAAGGTTATAACACCACTATCGATTGTATATGGGAATTCACAACCAGTAGAACAACTAGGTGGATTTAAGATATTATTAGACCAGTTAGTTGGGATGAAGTACTTAGTGGTTCCTAGTGTGGTTCCGGTTACGGTTCCTAGGAAAGTTGTATTGGCAGTAAATGATACGTTACAAAAATCACATATTGATGGGTCTTCTTTCATATACCTGACCAGTCCGTTATCTGTCCCAGTTAAACCGATTCCACATACGGATTCCACAAATTTAGTATATCCACTGTAGTCTCTCGTTTCACATTTTATACATCTACATAGAGCATCATGTTCATTAGGTCTAGCTTTATCCCAGTAAGATAAACTTAATAATGTGTTTGCGGAATAATATTTATTACACGCAAGATTAAAAGTTTGTGTACACCCTGTTCTATTTAAATCAAACCACGCACCCAATTTACTAGAAGAAAATGGAGTGCCTGTTTTTACTGAACTTTCATTCCCCAGAACTCCTATAGGGGATTTAGAGTATATAACCTCCATATTATAGTCTTTTTCATCAGACGCTAAAAAGAAATCATAGTAAGAGCTATAATTAATATGTGCATCTAATTTATTGAAAAAATAGTTATTTAAATTTTGTGGTCCCATTATACATAAATACTTCTTGAATTAGTTAATATTTATAGTAAAACAACTATTATGATTAATGAAGAAACAAAACATGATTGTAACGAAATACACCCTGACTCATCTCATGATGACTGGTTAGCAGAAAATCCCCAAATAGAGGAAGTTGGGGAAGATGAAGAATTAGATGAATTGGTGGATTATGACGGTTCAATATTAAGTTCCAAAGTTCCTAATAACTTTACTAAAGCTACTAAAGTTAGTAGAAGTACAAGTGATGATGTAGAAAAAGCTTCTCATATGAAGTCCCGTAATTTTTATTATAAGAGATTTTGGGCAGAAGGATATATGGGAGCAGGGTTAGGTGATAATACCGAAACCGACACTATGAATGGTGATGAAACCATAGACATGTATACAGATGAAGAAGAAGGTTATGGACTTTCCCTATCTAAAGCAGTGGAAAAAGCAGAAGAAAAAGGGAAAATTGTTAAAGGAACTAAAAAACAATTAGAAGGTAATAAAATGAGAATTACCGAAAAAGAAAAAATTAAAAAAATAGTAGAGAAATTATTAACTAATAAAGATAGTGATGCTAGTGTAGGTGATAAAGAGCAAGAATTACATGATGAGGGAGAAATAGACCCTATTATTAAAAGAAAATTTAAAAGTCTAGTAAAATCAATTAATTCAACATCTGACCTTAGTGTCGATGAAGTTATAAAAAACCTACTCAATAATGCCGGATAAAGCTCTCAATGGTAAAACATTTAAAGTATCTGATAAGGTAATTGAAAAAATTAAATTAGCTCTAGATGCGTTTGATGGTCCTAGAACCACCGAAGGTTATGAACGAGCTACTAATATTATAAAAAATCCAATTATTAGTCTTGCTTTATTAAAAAAAATAAATAATTTTTTTAGAAATGCAGATAAAGAAAGTTGGTCTTATAAGTTAACTGGTGGAGACTTAGGAGAAAAGTTTTTTTCTATTTTAGAGGACAAAGTTAGGGATGGTGAGAATTCTAGTAAAAAAGCTAAGTCAAGAAGTGGTTTAGAAAATATTTATAAAGATGAACATACTAAAGATGGCTTTGGGAACCCAACACAAGTTAATGTCCCCGGACCTCCTAAAGTAGGTGAACTAAAAGAAGAAATAAAAAGAATAAAAAAATTAATAAACTTAAATTAAATTAAATTATTATGGCAACTAACGAACCAAGTGCAGCACAACAAATGAGTGAACTGGCGGAAGCAGAAAGAAAAAAAGCTTTTGCTCGTAACGAATATAACCCAGTAAAAGAAAATGATGGTTATGATGTAAATCATCCAAACGCTAATTCTGATGGGGATAATAAAGGTAGAGGAACAGCTTCTTTTTTAGGAGTACATGGTGATGCTGGTACACAAACCGACCAAAAACTTAGAAAAGATTTAATAAAAGGTAATCTTTATAATTCTAAGAATGAATATTACTCTAATATTGCATCTAATGAAGCTACAAGCAGTAGTAGTACTATCGAATTAACACCTTAACTAATATAGAAAGATGAAGCTTTACAACTCATTAAAAGGTCTTATATTAGAAGCAACGAACCGTGTGGATATTGAAAAAGCCATTAAAGGTAGAAATGTTGTGTCAATATATTATGCAGGTGATACTACATTGAACCCTGGTTGGAGAACTATTGAACCAGTGTGTGATGGAATGAGTAGAACGAAGGTAGGTCCTGGTAATTTAGTTGTGAGAGCTTGGCAACGAGATGGAGCGACTGACCGACCTAGAACAATGCCTGGATGGAGATTGTTTAGAGCAGACAGAATAACAGCGTGGAATCCTACGTTAGATACTTTTGAGGAACCTAGACCTAACTTTAATCCTACCGGTGATAAGACTTTAAGAAATAATGCGTGTTTTGTAATAGCAGATTTTAAAACCGCACCACAAACAGTATAAAAAATGGCAGATTTAACCTCTTTAGAGACATCTTTATTAGCAGCAAAACAATTCATGAATCATGAAAAATTACAAAAAGGTGTAGACCCTAATAGTAGAACAGTATCACAACATAGTATACCTGTTCAAGAAGCAGTTAGTGCACCAGTACCTTTTCCACAAAATACACCACAACACCAACCTATGAATATGGCTCAACGTCAACCAGCCCCACCTAACATGAAACCACACGCTAATATTACAGAAGAATCTATTAGAAAATCTAATCTTCCTGCAGCGATTAAAGAGGCCATGATAACTCACCCAATACCAGATATTCAAACTGGAGCAGATTTAAATTCGGACTTTATAAATAAGGTAGCAGAAAAAATGAATAGTGAACAATTTTCAGTTCAAGGTATGAGAAATACAGCAAATTCAACAATACAAACACCCCAACAACAACCACTCAGAGAGTCTAGACCGACCATACCTCAAAACTCACCAATACCTTCCCCAACAAGAAATTTAGATTCTAATGATTTAAAGAGTGAAATCAAAGCTTTAATATCGGAAAGTCTAGATGAATTAATAGAAACAAAAATTAATAAAGTATTACTTGAAACTAAGAATGCAAAAGAAAATATACATTTTAGAGTAGGTAATAAAATATTCACAGGAAAAATTTCAAAAGTTAAAACATTAAAAAGTTAAAGGTTGACATAGTAACGATTTTTAGGTACCATTTACTTAAATAAAATTTATTATGTCAAAAATTAATGTACTCGTAATCCCAAGTGATAGAACTGGGGTTTCAAAATTCCGGTCAGTTGACCCACACTTGTATCTTCAAAAAATGTACCCAGATGATTTTTGGGTAGACATCGACTACGAACCAAAATTAGAAGATGAAAACTTTCTTAAAAAATACCAAATCATACATTACCACAGAAGTTTATCTCCAGATTATAATAGGTCATTATCTTCTCTTCCTTTAATTAAAAAATTAGGAATTGTAGATATAATGGATTTAGATGATTATTGGTTACCTAATAGAGAACATCCGGCCTTTATGTTGATTAAACAAAATAATATGGATAAAATGATATTAAAAAATCTTCAAGCTGCTGGTCACGTAACCACTACAACTCCAATATTTGCGGGAGAAATTAAACCACATTGTGAAAAAGTATTTGTATTACCAAATGCGGTTGACCCAAGTGAAAAACAATTCATGCCTAATTATGAAAAATCAGATAAGGTTCGTGTTGGTTGGTTGGGTGGTTCTTCACACATGGCGGATTTAGAAATATTAAATGGAATAATCGGTAAATTAGGAACATCAGCTTCTAAATCTCAATTTGTGTTATGTGGTTTTGATACTAGAGGAAGTGTAACCATGATTAACCAAGATACTGGAGAACAAACTCAAAGACCTATCACCCCTACCGAATCTGTATGGTATAAATACGAACAGATTTTTACTGACAATTATAGAACTGTAGGTGAAAAATATAAAAAGTATTTAATGGAATTTAAAAGAGACGAATACACAGATGATTTTAATGAATTAAATTATAGGAGAGTATGGACTCGTCCTATAACTACCTACGCAGAAAATTATAATCGATTTGATATCAGTTTGGCTCCCTTGAAACATCATACGTTTAATAGAGTAAAATCACAATTAAAGGTTATCGAAGCTGGTTTCCATAAAAAAGCATTAATTGCTCAAGATTTTGGACCTTATCAAATAGATTGTATAAATGCGATGGAAAGAGGTGGGACCATAAATGATAGAGGAAATGCCTTATTGGTGGAAAAAACTAAAAATCATAAATTATGGGGTAAATACACTAAATTATTAATTAACAACCCGGATTTAAGAGAACAATTAGGTGAAAATCTATATCAAGATGTACAACCTTACCACATTAAAAATGTTACAGCTAAAAGAGCTGAAATTTATAAAGAATTAGTTAGACAAAAAAATAAATAAAATTAAAAATTAAAAAAAATGGCAGAAGTAGTAATTAACGACAAAGTAAAGACCCACGAAGAGGGCAAACACACTTATATTGGAAAATATAAAGGAAAAGATTTTAAAGCAAGTATGCAAGACATGAATGATGATAGAGAACTTGTTTATATGGAAGGTGAAGAAAATTTCACTGATGAAGATAAAGATGTTATTTTTGAACAATTAGATGAAATGACTTACGTAGATTCTATTGAGGAGGCTGGTAATGATAAAGTATACATTGAAAATAATTATGAAACTTGGTTCGCTTTTAAGTTTGAAGCTTATGGTTCTTATGGTGAAAATAAATTTATCGTGGAGGAATATAGTGATGAACATGGTGGTGACGCAACATTCATAGAAGGGGAAGACAACTTTAATGAAGAAGAACAAGAACTAATTTACGAAGCAGTTAACGAATATATGTAAGATGAGTAAATTACCTGATTGGTTTGATGGAGAGTTGTATGAAGAAGGAGATGAAGTAAGTAACCGATTTTCTGGTGAAAAATATACCTTGACAGCGGAAGAATTATCCATGTATGATTTTATTATGGGTGCACAGATAGTTCTTGAAATGGGTATGGGAGATAATTCTAAAATTATTGAGGACCTACGTAAGGGTTTAGATTGGTTTAGAACAAATAACAACAAGGCCTATATGGTCTTATTAGATTAAAAATTAAAAAAAAAAATGGCAGTAGAAATTAACATTATGGAAAATGGACCAATTTTGGTCAAAGGAGAAACCACAGTAACAAAAGGTGGGGAAAAAGTAGTAGTTAGTGAAAATTATGCATTGTGTAGATGTGGCAAGAGTAAAGCCCAACCAATGTGTGATGGAGCACATAAATCAGAAAATTTTAAAGGATAAAAATATGTACTATCAAGCAATCGTAGCATTTGAAACTGGAGTCATCGATAATAACGGTGTCCCAAAAGTTAAAAAATTTAAATATATTGTGGAGTCGGAATCTGTGTTTGAAGCAAATAAAAGACTTGCACATTACCTTTCTGAAGACACTAGAGATTCAGAAATTATATCGGTCGTTAAAGCACCTTACGAAGATATCTTACACCCAGAACTAACACCAAATTATTATAAACAATGATTGACAACATAAACAAATTATTATTTCTAGATATAGAAACCGTAGGTCTTTATGACGATTTAGATGATTTAAATCACCAGTCCCCACAACTTTATACTGTTTGGGAGGATAGTGGTTATGAATATTTTAAAAGACATTATCCTGAGGATTCTAATTTAACAAGTAATGAGATGTTTAGTAAACGTGCTGGTCTTCTAGCAGAATTTGGAAAAATTGTTTGTGTTTCTGTTGGTTTTGTTTTGGAGAATGGAGAAACTAAGTTAGATAGTTTTACTGGTGAAGAAAAAGAAATTTTAACTAACTGCTCCAACCTTTTAAATAGGGTGGATAAGTTAGGATTTCTTATTTGTGGTCACAATGTAAAAAACTTTGATTTACCATATATTGGAAAAAGGATGACTATAAATGGTATTGGAGTACCTGATATAGTACCTAACTATAAAATCAAACCTTGGGAGTCTAGAGTGTTAGACACTAAAGAGGTCTGGAATTTTAATTCTTATAGGGGATTATCCTCCTTGGAGTTGGTGTGTGCCTCCTTAGGAATTCCCAACCCTAAAGATAATGAAGTAAATGGAGCAAACCTCCACTCTTTCTATTATGGTGATAACTTAAATATGAAAGAAAAACTAGAAAAGATTAAGAACTATTGTGAAGAAGATGTTCTATCTTTAATAAAATTTGTACAAAAAATAAAATAATATGATAGACGGATTAATGGGTAAAATAAAAACCTTACAAACCATGGCAAAAGCAAACCCTAAGGATTTAATGAATGAAATGATGGACATACAAAATGACGCGAATCTTTTAAAAGATTTAAATAATTTACAAATGGAAGACTTAAATCCTGAACCACAGAAAATACCGGTGAAGTTTATAAATAAAAGTAACCACCCAGACCCTGTGTTCCAACATAAAGATGATAGTGGATTTGATTTAAGAGCTAACATACCTGGGGATAGACTAACGTTAAAACCAATGGCAAGACTTGCGGTTCCCACAGGTTTATACTTTGAATTACCTGAACACTATGAATTACAAGTAAGACCTAGAAGTGGTTTAGCTTATAAACATGGTATAACAGTACTTAATACTCCAGGTACTGTGGATAGAGGATATAGGGGGGAAATTAAAATAATTTTAATTAACCTTAGTGATGAAGATTTTATTATCAATGACGGTGATAGAATTGCACAAGGAGTAATAAACGGAATATTATCACAATACTGGTCCGACTTTATTAAAGTTAATGAGGTTTCGGATTCAGAACGTGCTGATAATGGTTTTGGAAGTACAGGTAAGAAATAATGAAGAATATATTAATAACAGGTGGACTAGGGTTTATTGGGTCCTCTTTAACAAAAAGATTACACGCCAAATATCCAGAATATAGTTTGGTGGTTGTGGATAAGAATAATGACTTAAGTAGATTAGAGGATATAAAAGATGATATAAAAATTTATTCATATGATATATGTGAACAAAGAATGATGGATAAATTATTCGAATTATATGATTTTGATGGAGTTTTTCATTTAGCTTCTAGAAAACCTAAATTAAATGAGGAGTATAAGGAAACTGAATTTATTAAAACTAACATTCTAGGAACAACTATAATACTGAATAATTGTGTAAAACAAAAAAGTAGACTACTCTACACTTCTAATACTGAGGTATATGGAAGTTTAGATATGGATAAACGAACACACCTCTACGAAACTAATTGTTACAACCCATCAACACCCTATGCAGCATCTAAAGCAAGTGCAGACCATCTAATTACAGCTTACCATGAAAAATATGGGTTAGATACACTAATCGCAAACATTTCTAACACCTATGGTCCCGGTCAAGATTCAGAAGATTTTGTCTATGTCATCATTGATTCTCTACTTAATAAAAAACCTATACCTGTTTTTGGAACGGGTGAAAATGTTAGAGATTGGGTTTTTATTGATGATGTTGTGGATATGTTGGATTTGGCTTACCATAAAGGGGTGTCAGGTGAAAATTATAATGTAGGGGGTGGTACCCTTAATGAATTTAATAACGTAGAATTAATTAATCAGATTAGTAGAAGTGTAACTACCATTTTAGATGGAGAGGACGCAAATCATAGACTTATTGACCATCTCTCTGATATGGGCGGTCACGATTTGAGACATTCTGTTAATTACGATAAAAGTACTCTTAGGTTACGTTGGAAACCTAAAACTCGGATAGAAACGGGTATAAATGATACAATACAATGGCACATAGATAAAAATGGGATTAACAATAACATTTAGTACAAAAGAAATAGATGAGACATTTATTTCACACCTAAAAGATAGTTGTGGAGTTAAAGATGTTGAGGTTCTAGCTTATGAAAATAAAGGAACTATGTCTTTAACCGAAGTTTATAATAAAGCTCTTAATGAGGCTACTAACGATATAATTGTATTTACACATGACGACGTAATATTAGGTAAAAATAACTGGGGTAAAAAATTGATAAAACAATACACTAATTCAGATTTTGGAATTTTAGGTGTAGCTGGTACCACTCATATGGCATCTACTGGAAGATGGTGGGAAGATAATTCTAAAATGATTGGTAGGGTTAGTCATTCACACGAAGGTAAGACTTGGACTAATAGTTACAGTAACACTTTTCCAGGTAAAATATTAGAGGTGTGTTGTTTAGATGGTGTGTTTTTTTCATGTCATAAAAAAAGAATCAATAATAATTTTGACGAAGGTGTCGAAGGTTTCCATTTCTATGATGTAGATTTTAGTTTTGGAAATCATTTAAGTGGTGTAAAGTGTGGAATAATTTTTGATGTTAAACTAACCCACAAATCGATAGGTATGACTAATGATGAATGGGAAAGTAATAGAGTAAAGTTTGTAGAAAAATACAGTTTTATCCCTAATACAAAAGAACCTTGTCTCCCATATAATATCAAACCTAGTATAATTTACAGAGATAAAACTTTAAAAATAAAAAACCCACCTAAAGTAAGTATAATAATTCCTACCATTGATAATATCGACATGTTATTTAGATGTGTGGATTCTATATTAGAAAAAAGTACTTACAAGAATATTGAAATTTTTATAGCCGATACTGGAAGTAGTGAAGAGAATCTTAAAGAGATAAAGGGTAGATACACCCAAGACTTTATAAAAATATTAGAATATGATTACTATCATTTTGCAGAAATAAATAATGATGTTGTTAATAATCATGTAAGTGAGGATAGTGAACTTTTATTGTTTTCTAATAATGATATCGAGTTAATAAATGATGCTATAAGTGAAATGGTAAACTTATGGAGTAAAAATAAAAAACGTTGTGGTACTGTAGGTGCAAGATTACACTTTGAAGACAACACCCTACAACATGCTGGAATGTTTTTATTTGGTAGAAGAGATGGTGAAAATGTAAATCTAGGGTTAACACACCATGGTCATCGTTCTCCATACACCTACCCATTCGAAAACGTAACCGGAACTATCGGAAACACCGCAGCTTTTGTTTTAATGAGTAAATCGGTCTTTAAAGAGATGGGAATGTTTAATGAACGATATATGGAATGTCTAGAAGATGTAGAATTAAATCTAGCATGTGTGGTTAACGGAAGAATTAATTGTTTTGCAGGGAATGCTGTAGCTTATCACTATGAAAGTATAACACGAAAAACTGATGGACAATTAAATCCACAAGACTGGCAACAACTAGTGGGGTATATTAGAAATAACCCCAAACTAAATAATGTAATACAAATATTAAATTAATATGAAAGTAGGAATATCTTATAATCTGTTTGATGGTGAGGAACTTTTAGAAAGTTCTATTAAAAGTATTCGGGATAATGTAGAATACATAAGTGTAGTATACCAAACTATATCTAATTTTGGAAATCCTTGTAGTGAGGATTTAGTGTCACACCTGGAGTCTTTAAAGGAGGAAGGGTTAATTGATGAATTATATCTTTACAAACCCAATCTAAAAGCTGGTGGTCATTTTAATGAAATAACTAAAAGAAATATAGGATTATTCTTATCGGAACGTCATAACTGTACCCACCATATGGCTATGGATTCAGACGAATTTTACACTACAATACAATTCATAAACATGAAAAACATTTTGAAAGAAGGTGGATATGACTCCAGTGCGTGTCAAATGACAACATATTATAAAGAACCAATATATAGACTTGAACCAAAAGAAGATTATTACGTGTCTCTACTTTTTAAAATTAAACCTGGTAGAAGATATGAACTAAATTGTCCTTTCCCGGTTTTAGTAGACCCAACTAGAAGAATGGAGTTTGGTAAGTGTAAAGTATTCAAAAGAGAAGATATTGAGATGCACCATATGAGTTATGTTAGGAAAGATATAAGAACTAAACTAACTAATTCATCTGCCTCACCTAATTTTAAAAATATCGATAGGTTGGTTAATTATTATAATTCCTGGGAATATCCAAAACAGGCGTTGATGGGTGGTGCACCAGATAAATTTTACGATATAGTAAAAGAAGAAAAACTATTTAATTCATGGGAGTAATCGATGAGTATTTCGATAAAATATATTGTGTAAACCTTGATGAAAGGAAAGATAGGTGGGAACAGGCTAAAAAAGAATTTGATAAATTAGGAATAGAAGATGTTACTAGATTTTCAGCTGTTAAACATGAAAATGGTGCTATTGGTTGTAGGGATAGTCATTTAGGAATTATTAGAGAAGCTAAAGAATTAGGACTAGATAATGTTTTAATATTTGAAGATGATTTATTAGTCTTAGATGAACATGTTGATAAGATACATTTGGCTTTAAAAGATTTGGATACTGTGGATTGGGATTTGTTTTATTTTGGTGCTACGGTTGACCCTAATGTGGGTAGACTACAAAGAGCTACAGATAATTTAGTTCTTACGAACTGGGCTTATACTACCCATGCTTATGCAGTACCCTCTAGACTATTCGATTTTATTTTAAATGAAGCACCAAAACACGGAATAATAGATGTTTTTCTATGTAGAGCTGTTGTTCCTAGAGGAAAAACTTTTATCATGAATCCTTTGTTGTGTATACAACAAGAAAGTTACAGTGATATAGAAAAACATCACGCTGACTACTGGTGGATGGTAAAGTTTTTTAATAACGTATTAGAAAAAGAAAATAAATAATGGCATATAATCACGATAAAGGTACCTGTTGGTACAATGAGAACACCTGTTGTTATATTGGTGTACCTAAAACCGCTTCCACCACTATGAGAAGAGTTTTTAGTTTAGATAATGTAGATAATTACCTACAACCAGAGAATGGTGACATAAAAAAATTAGACTTAATTACTATTTTTAGAAACCCATTAGATAGGTTAGTGTCCGCTTATAATGAAGTAGTAAAACGAGGAGGACACCCAATAGAAGGTGAAGGAATAAGAAAAGCGTCTTTTTGGGAAATGCCTGAAGGTAGAGAAAGGTTCTTAACTTTTTTAGATGATGTTGAAGAGGAGTTTTTTGATTCACACGTAGAAGAACAAATGTTTTATATGACTGATGATAATGAAGAATTATTACCTTTCACTCATATTTTAGATTTCGATAATCTGGATGACCAGTTTATTAATATCTTAGGTTTACGTACTACAGAAAATCCAGATTATTTTTTAAAACATGATGGTATGGTACAAATAAGAGTACACCAAAAAAGTAGTGAAGAAGATAAAAAAAGAACTGAGAATTATTTAGATGAAAAAATAATAGAAAGAATTAAGAAAATATATGCTAGAGATTTTGATTTTTTTAACTTATTAAATAATCCACAACCAACACCTAAACTTTTTAATACTAATCTAAAATGGTAACATCTAACCTAATAGGTGGTTTAGGAAATTACCTATTTCAAATAGCAACAGCATATTCTTTAGCGAGTGACAATAAAGATACAATAATGTATGACCCAGAAAAAAGTGTTATTGTACATAATCACATTAGTACTTATATGGATAATATACTTTCTAAGGTGCCTTTTGGAGAGGTGAGGGTAGACCATGAGTATGAGGAACCCCACTTTCACTACTCTCCTATTTCCTATAAAAACAACTTAAAAATAAACGGATACTATCAAAGCGAAGAATATTTTACACATAATAGAGATAAAATATTAGATTTATTTTCATTTGATTCATCTCACCTCACTTTAATTGATGAAAAATATGGTGAGTTATTAAAAACTAAAACTTGTGCTATCCATGTAAGGAGAGGCAATTATCTAACCCTACCCAACCATCACCCTGTTTGTAATTTTGATTACTACCAACACGCTATTTCATTAATGCCAAAAGACTGTGAATTTTTAGTTTTTTCGGACGATTTAGAGTGGTGTAAAGACAATTTTACCAATATAGATAGAAGGTTCCACTATATAGAAAACAATGTGGATTATATAGATTTATTATTAATGTCAAAATGTGACAATAATATAATAGCAAATTCTAGTTTTTCATGGTGGGGTGCTTGGTTAAATAACAGTAACACCAAATTAGTTGTTGCACCTAAAAGATGGTTTGGGAATGCTATTAACCATAATACTGAAAATTTAACACCAAAAACATGGATAAGACTATAAGAGCAAAAACATATGGATGTTTAGAACCGGAATTATATTTTAACAAAAGTGTTAGTATTTCCTCCGATACTATAGAACGTGATACTAATGCAGAATTTAAAGTATTATTACAATTAGAACCACCAAGTATTGTAGACTTAACCACACCTATAATCCAAAACCAACATTACTTTGATTTGATTTTGGCGTGGAAACAAGAAGTGTTAGATGCTTGTGAAAATAGTGTATTTCTTCCTTTTGGTTCTTGTTGGATTGAGGATGAAGACCACGGGGTTCATGAAAAAAATAAACTTGTATCTATTATTGCTTCTCAAAAAAACATAACTATAGGTCACAAATTACGTCACTCTATTATAGCTACAGATAAAACATTAGATTTATTTGGGAGAGGCTATAAACCTATCGATAATAAAATTACAGCTTTAAAAGATTATATGTTCTCTGTTATAATAGAGAACTCGACAACTAAAAACTATTTTAGTGAAAAAATAGTGGATTGTTTAATCACTGGGACGATTCCTGTTTTTTGGGGTTGTGAAAATATTGCGGACTTTTTTGATGAAAGAGGTTTTATATTTTTCAACAGTGTTAAAGAATACAAACAAATAAGAGATAGTCTCACCAAGGAAAAATATTTAGAAATGTTACCGTTTATTCAAAAGAATTATAAACTCTCTTTAAATTATATTAAATTTGCTAAAAGAGTAGAAAAAGAAATTAATAAAAGACTATAAGATGAAAGAAAAGGTATTGGTAATTATGGGACAACACAGAAGCGGTACGTCCGTTCTTTCAGGTTGTTTAAAGATATTGGGAAGTTACTTAGGTGCTGACTATCAAGAAGAAAAAGACCAGTATAATGAAAAGGGATATTTCGAGGGTAAGTGGACAGACCATATTAATAATACTATTTTAAATAAGGTAGGTATGGAATGGAACCATGCGATTGATTTACCCAACAACTGGTACAACCACCCAAAACTAGAGGAATTGTATGGTATAGTAAGAACTCACATACTGAAAGATTTAGAAAATAAACCAGAAGGAAGTTTCTATACTATAAAGGACCCACGAATCTCATTAATCTTACCTTTTTATATTAGAGTGTTTCAGCAGTTAAATCTGGACCCTAAATTTATATTTTCCGACAGAGAAAATAGTGAGATGATAGAATCTTTAGTTAAAAGAGATAATTTAAATCCTGATTCCCTTGAGCCTTTACTTAACTACCACCGACTTTATTGTAGAAAATACATTGGTGAGGAAGATATAATTTGGACCCACACATTTAAAAATATACTATACAAACCCATAAATTTTTTAAGTTATATTATAAAAAGATTTGATTTACCTAATAACATTAATGATAAAACTAAAAAAGAAATATTAGATTTCATTGATGTAAAATTAAAACATCACCACACTAAAACTAATGTTAAAGTTATATGTACCTATTTTGGTCAGAGAAGAACTAATGTTGTCTATGGTCGTAGTGATACCCATAGTGGTCACATACCAAAACATTCTGGGGTAGAAAATACTATTAATTTTGTAAAAAATTTATTAGAGTTTGAGCGGGTGGTAGATTCTGGGGTGTTTATGGATACAATCCTTATCAATCACGATGTAAGTGATATCACCAAAGATGAAACTGCTAAAAAATTCTTAGAAGAAATAGACGGTACCCCAACTAGAAACGGAGTGATAAAAGTAATAAATAGACCTTTTAATAATGGTATTGGTGGTGGTTTTGGTTCGTTTAATCACGTTTATCAGAAATACAAAGAAGATTACGAATATTGGTATTTTACAGAGGATAATGTGGTACAAACTAGAGATTTTTATTTTATCCAATCTATAGTACAATTAAATGAAGATGAAAGGGTTGGTTTTATCTGTGGATACAGACACACGCCTTTAAGAGATAATCCCCACCCAAAAATGCATTGTCATGGAGGTTGTGGTGCTACCCACATATCTCATTTAAATAAAGTAAATGACTCTCACGGTTCACTATCATATTATGGTGAACCATTTAATGAAGCTATGTTAGAAAATATTAACGATATGGAGGCTTTTGGAAGTCATGCTTGGGCATGGTACCGTGGGTTTGAGGATGAGGGAGAGGTAGGTTTTACACATACTTTTATTGAAGCTGGTCTAGTATTACAAGATATACAAAGAGATGATAAATTTTGTTGTTATTATGGAGACTGTTACTAATGATTTCTATTTGTATACCCACATATAATCTTAAAGGAGATAAACATGATGAGAGTTATAATAATCTCACTATGTTGATTGACTTATTTAGAAGTATTGAAATTCAAACATATACTAACTATGAGGTTATTATATCCGACCACTCAGTTGATGGTAGTATTAAAGAAATTTGTGATATGTGGGCTGATAGGATTAATATAAAATATTTTCTAAATGAAATAAACCATGGTAGTTGTGAGGCTAATCTTAATAATGCAATACTAAAAGCTAAGGGAGATTATATAAAACCTATGTTACAGGATGATTATTTTAGTTCACCAGAGTCTCTAACGATTTTAGTTAACACATTAAAAAATAATAAGAATAAATGGATAGCTTGTGGTTGTTTACACATTAACGAAAATGACCCTACACCATTTAATCCCCACCCACCTAGATTAAATGACCCACGACAGTTATTAAATGGTATAAATCTTATTGGGAGTCCAGTGGTTGTGATGTATAAAAAAGAAATGGATTTATTGTTTGACCATAACTTAATTTGGTTAATGGATGTTGAGTTTTATTATAGGGCTTTAAAGAACTATGGTCCTCCCATTCTTATAGATGATATGTTACTAATAACCAGACTAAGAAAAGATGGGATAACTAATACTATGATAACTCAAGATATTATTGATGAGGAGACCGACTACTGTAATCGTAAAAATATAGATGGTGTAAATATTAACCTAGAAGACTACCCATCGATGAATAAAAGAATTAAAAAATTCAAAGGTCTTGATTAATCCCTATAGACCTGAAAAAAACGAAGGAAAAACTTTATTTCATATAAAAAATAGAGTATGATTATAATGAAAAACAATACCCTTTAATGGGAAAAAGAAAAGTAAAAATTTATGAAAAGAGAACAAATTAATTTATTTAAAGTAAGAATGTCAAAAGAAGCTGCAATCGATGCTTCTAAAATTTTAAATTCTGGGTATATTGGACAGGGACCCGTAGTAGATGAATTTGAAGAAAAATTAAAAGAAAGGTTTAAAACTGATTATGTTGTAACAACTAATGCTGCAACTTCTGCAGAACACTTAGCTATTCACATGTTAAAAACACCTAACACAATAAGAAAAGATGTACAGGAATATGGTTATGGTGTTCAATCATATTGGCCTGGTATTGAAGAAGGTGATGAAGTACTTGCAACCCCACTAACTTGTACCGCTACTAATTTTCCAATCTTAGCTAATGGTATGAAAATTAAATGGGTGGATGTAGATGAAAAAACCTTAAATATGGATTTAGATGATTTAGCAAGAAAAATCACACCAAAAACAAAAATAATTTTTGTTGTTCACTGGGGTGGTTATCCTCTAGATTTAGATAAACTTAAAGAAATACAAGAACAAGCAAGAAAAGATTTTGGATTTAAACCGGCAATTATTGAGGATTGTGCTCACTCCTTTGGTAGTAAATTTAAGAATCAACCTATCGGTAGTCATGGTAATATTTGTACTTTTAGTTTCCAAGCTATTAAACATATGACTACCGTAGATGGTGGGTGTTTAGTTATTCCACATCAAAAACTCTATAATCGAGCTAAATTATTAAGATGGTATGGAATAGATAGAGAAACTAATAGTAAAGATTTTAGATGTGAAGCAGATATTCCAGAATGGGGTTTTAAATTTCACATGAATGATGTTAATGCTTCTATTGGGTTGGCAAACTTAAAAGAGGTGGATGAAGAAGTACTTGCTAAACATAGAGCCAATGCAAAATTCTATGACGATAATCTTAAAAATGTTTCAGGTATTACATTATTAGAAAGAGATAAAAGAATGGATTCTTCGTTTTGGATATATTCTTTTTTAGTGGATAGGAAAAGTGATTTTATGGACTATATGAAAGAATGTAAAATAATGGTTAGTCAAGTACATGAAAGAAATGATATACACTCCTGTGTTAGAGAATTTAAAACTCAATTACCTACCTTAGATAAAATCCAACCTCGTTTGATTTCTATACCTGTTGGTTGGTGGGTAACAGAAGATGATAGACAATACATCGTTGACTGTATAAAAAAGGGATGGTAATGGCTGTAGATTTAGAATCATCAATAAAAGAACAAGGACAATGGGTTACTAAGATAATTCATTTTGTCCATGGAGAAAAAAGAACTATAGAAGGAGTCCATACATATACCGTTAGACAAGGACAATTCACCAAATTTAAACTAAAAGATAATAGTTACCTTATGGTGAATGATAAAAACGTACTCATGATAGAAGTATTTAGTGAAAAATAAAAATTATGCCATATTCAACAGAAACATATTTAGAACCAAAACACATTGTATCTTCATACAATGTTAATGATATAGGGAGAGACCTATACGATTTAGTAATTCAACACAAACCATTAAAAATAATAGATTTTGGTGTCCTCTATGGGTACTCAACCGTTTGTCTTGCACAAGCTGTACATGATAATGGTTTTGGTGAAGTAATAGCTTATGACCTTTTTGAGGATTATGAATACAAAAATGGAGTTAAAGAAGTGGTAAAACACAATCTAGACTTTTATAAGTGTTCACATTTAGTTAAATTAGAACAAAATGATTTTTTTAAATGGTTGGAAAACCCAACTCCTTTTGACTTATTACATGTGGATATCTCTAATACTGGAGATATATTAATTGATATCAAAGAAAAACTGGGTAAATTTATTGACGATGGTTCTATAGTAGTTTTTGAAGGTGGTGGTCAAATAAGAGATGAGGTAGAGTGGATGGAAAAATATAATGCGACCAAAATGTTTCCTCTAAGAGAAACACTAAACTATAAAGTCTTAAGAGATGACTATCCTACTCTTTCCGCTTTTAAAAATAATAAAATAAACTAGTATGTCCCCAATCTCCCAACTAGGGCAAGAAGTTTTTGTCCTTAATCAAACTAACCACAAAAAAGAAGGCACATTTGTAGATATTGGTGGTGGACATCCAGAACTTATTAATAACACATTAACCTTAGAGAAAGATTATGAGTGGAAAGGAATATCTTTAGATATTGGTCCACCTTATACACATGAATGTGATAAAATGACTACTGAGGAGTATATTGATTTATGGAACTCTCGAAGAAACACCCCAATAATAATTGGTGATGCTTTAAAAATAGATTTTATAAAACTTTTCGAGGACAATTCTTTACCAACCACTATTGATTACTTATCTCTAGATTTAGACCCTCCGTTGGTGACTTACGAATGTCTTAAACGTCTTCCTTTTGATAAGTATAAATTTAATATTATTACTTTTGAAACTGATTACTATAGAGAAAAGAACACTAGGGGACCTTCTAGGGAATTATTAGTGAGTCATGGATATAAGCTTTTATCCACAATGGGTGGACAATTAGAGCAAGAAGATTGGTATATTAGAGAAAATTAAATATGATAAAATTAGTAAACGACACTATAAATGAAAAAGATATTGATAAGTTAATTGAGTGGTTAAAAACTTATCCTAGATTAACTAAGGGACCTTTAACTTTAGACTTTGAGAAAAAATGGTCAGAGTGGTTAGGTTCTGATTTTACAATATTTTGTAATTCTGGTTCCTCAGCAAATCTTCTAATGTTGTGGGCACTTATTGAATGTGAACGAATTAAAAGAGACGCTAAGATAGTAGTTCCTTCAGCATCTTGGGCAACTGATTTAGCACCTGTAATACAGTTAGGGATGACACCAATCCTATGTGATGCAAACCTACAAGACTTATCTGTAGATTTAGACCACCTAGAAAGAATATTTAAAGAAACTAATCCAGATGTTTTATTGTTGGTTTCTGTTTTAGGGTTAGTACCAAAAATGGAAAAAATTGTAGAGTTATGTGAGGAATATGATGTAATATTATTAGAAGATACTTGTGAAAGTATGGGTTCTACATTTGAGGATAAAAAACTGGGCACTTTTGGTTTAATGTCTAGTTTCTCTACATATTTTGGTCATCACATGTCTACTATAGAAGGTGGGTTGATATCTACAAATGATGAAGAATTGTATGAAGTATTAAAATGTATTAGAAGTCATGGATGGGATAGAGATTCTAGTAAAGAATATAGTGAACATTTAAGAAGTTCTTGGGGCACATCGGATTTCGACGCTCTCTATACTTTCTATCACGCTGGATTTAATTTAAGGTCTACAGACTTACAGGCATTTATAGGAATGGGACAAATAGACAAATTAGATAAGATATGTGAAAAGAGGAATAAAAACTTTAAAATTTATAACGAGTTACTCTCAGATTTTTTACCCTATATTACAGATAATGGTTTTATATCTAATTTTGCTTACCCCGTAATAACTAAAGATAGAGATAAAATTATTAAAAAGTTACAAGATGCTAACATAGAGGTCAGACCTATGATTTGTGGTTCAATGGGCACTCAACCTTTTTATGTAAAAAGATTTGGTAAAAAAGAGTTACCTAATGTATCGATGATTGATAGATATGGTTTTTATATTCCTAATCATCCAGAACTTACTAGGAAACAAATAAATAAAATAGTTAATATAATAAAAGAATAATATGAAAGACGGTTGGGTTGAGATTTCACCGGAAGAAACAAATTTAGGTATACTAGATGTAGGTGAAAAACACTATAGAAAAAAAGTTGCATTAATAACAGGAATAAATGGTCAAGATGGTTCATATCTTGCGGAATTATTGCTTGATAAAGGTTATGAAGTGTGGGGTATCCTTAAAAGGAATTCAGTATCCGAAAATCAAACATCTAGAATTCCTGATGATGTATTTAAAAGAATAAATTTAGAATATGGGGATATGTTAGATATGCCTTCATTACTTAAGGTTCTGCAGAAATCAAATCCTGATGAGATTTATAATTTAGCAGCACAATCACATGTTAGGATATCATTCGACCAACCGGTATATACCACACACTCTATCGCGACAGGAACCTTAAATCTACTAGAGTCGATAAAAACTATTTGTCCAAAAGCCAAAATGTACCAAGCTAGTAGTTCTGAAATGTTTGGTAATAATATAGATGAAGATGGTTACCAAAGAGAAACAACTCCAATGGACCCAGTATCTCCATATGGGTGTGCAAAAGTATACGCTTATAATTTATGTAGAAATTATAGAAATTCTTATGGAATGTTTATATCTAATGGCATTCTATTTAATCATGAATCCCCTAGAAGAGGAAGTAATTTTGTAACTGGTAAGGTAGCAAAAGAAGTTGCTAAAATAAAACTTGGTTTGTCAGACAAATTAAGTTTAGGTAATTTAGAAGCTAGTAGAGACTGGGGACACGCTAAAGATTATGTGGAGGTTATGTGGTTAATGTTACAACAACCAAAAGCCGATGACTATGTGTGTTCAACTGGGATTTCCCACACAGTACAAGACCTTGTAGAACACGTATTCAATAAGGTTGAGTTGAACTGGGAGGACTATGTAACAACTAACGAAAAATATTATAGACCTGAAGAATTAAAACATTTAAAAGGTGATTGTACAAAAATAAAAAATAATTTAAACTGGAACCCTACCTATACTTTCGAATCTATGATGGATGAGATGGTAGACTACTGGTTAGATAAACTATCTAAATAAAATGAAAAGATTAATTACTGGTGGAAGTGGTCTTGTTGGTTGTACTATAGATGCAGAAATAAAGTTAGGCTCTAAGGATGGGGATTTAAGAAATTGGTCTGAGGTTTTACAAGTTTTTGACACTCACAAACCAACCCATGTTATTCATGCCGCAGCTAGAGTAGGTGGTGTAGGTGGAAATATAAAAGCTAAAGGAGAATTTTTTACTGATAATATACTAATGAATACTCACGTATTAGAAGCTTGTCGAATACATAATGTAAAAAAAGTGGTTTCATTTTTATCTACCTGTATATTTCCAGACTCTATTGAGTATCCGTTGACCGAAAAGAAAATTCATCTTGGTGCACCACACTGGTCTAATTATGGTTATGCGTATTCTAAAAGGATGTTAGATGTACAAACTGAAGTATATCGTGACCAATATGGAGTAGATTTTGTAAGTGTTATACCGACTAACATTTATGGACCAAACGATAATTTTAATTTAGATAATGGTCATGTAATTCCTTCACTAATTCATAAATGTTATTTAGCTAAAAAAAATAATACAGAATTTAAAGTGTGGGGAAGTGGAAAACCTTTAAGAGAATTTATTTATTCAAAAGATATAGGAAAATTAACAAACTGGGCCTTGGAGAATTATAATGAATCCGAACCAATAATATTTTCAACATCACAAGAAATATCAATTAGAGATTTAGTTGGTCTAATTGTCGAGAGTATGGACTTTAAGGGTGAGGTAGTGTTTGATACAACCAAACCTGAAGGACAGTTTAGAAAACCCGCAGACAATTCAAAATTAAAAAGTTACTTACCCAATTTTGAATTTACATCAATAGAAGAAGGAATAAAAGAAACTGTGGACTGGTTTATAAAAAATTATAAAAATTGTAGAAAATAAGAATATGGGAAAAAGAAGTAAGAAATTAAGTAGAGAAGAAAAACAAGAGGTAGAAGAATGGATTTACCAAAATAACACTATAGAAAAAAAGATTTCGGACACTATGACAGTAAATGTTAAGTGTAAAACAGAAAATCAAAAAGCTTTAGTAAACGCTATAAAAGAAAAAGAAGTTGTTATTTGTTCTGGTCCAGCAGGGTCAGGTAAAACATTTTTAGCTTGTGCTGAGGCATTAAAACTTATAAAAAGATACACAAAGTACAAAAAAATTGTAATTGTAAAATCTGTAACTACATTAAAAAACGAAGAAATCGGTTTTTTAAAAGGTGGTTTAAGAGAAAAAATGGAACCTTTTATGTTTTCATTTGTACACAATTTTGAGAAGTTAGTGGGACAAACTATTACTTCTAGACTTAGAGAATTAAAAACCATAGAAGAATTACCTATCGCTTATATGAGAGGGATTAATTTAGATAGGTCTATTATTATTATTGATGAAGCTCAAAATATATCACAAGAAAATATAAGAACTATTATGACAAGATTAGGTAAAGACTCAAAAATGATATTCTTAGGTGATGAAAGACAACAAGATTCTAAAGGTGGTAATGGTTTAACCTTTTTAATGGACCATTTTCAACATATCGACGAAATTGGATGTATACAGTTTAATAAATCTGATGTAGTTAGAAACCCTTTAATTGCAAAAATAGAAAGAGTGTTCGATTCTTTACAAAAAACAAAAAAACTTTAACTTTAACTATGAGAATTGGAATAACAGTAAATGGTGTATTACGTGATACTTTACAAAAAGTGATATCGGTGTATAATCGATATAATGAAACTGAGTTGGATGTAGAAGAATTCGAAAGTTTAAATCTTTTAGATTATCTTAAATTTGAAACTGAGGAAGAATTGTTAGAGTGGATGTACGTTGAATGCCCTATGGAGATATTTGGTAATGGTCTCGCTTTAAAGGATAATATATTTAATACTCTTAATGGTTTTTATAAAGATTTTAGAGATGAACATGAAATTATTATAGTTTCGGAGGAAATCGAAAAGTCAAAATCAGCGACGTTATTCTTCTTAGCAAAATATGGTTGTTTAATAGACAATATTAAATTTTTTGGTTTAAATTCATTTTATGATAATGTCTGGGAAGAAGTAGATATGTTGATAACGAATGATGCCAGACTCTTATTAAATAAACCGGAAAAAAAAGAAACTATAAAAATAGAGAATAAATTTAACAAAGAAATTGATTCAGACTTTACAATAAGTGAATTGGAACAAATATTTGATTTAAACATATTTAAGAATGAGAAGGAAGAAATTACAGAATGATTTAAGTAACTTACAATTAGATATTGTAGGAGTACCAATGTATGTGGATGTAGACGAATTTGTAAATCTAGTTACAACGGAGTCCTCAAAGGACGAAGAAGAAGATGGACAATTCCATATAAATGCACCCAAATATGAAATACTAAGACTCATGTTAGATGTTGTATTAAATGATAATGAAATAGTAGATGATAGTTTAGGTATTAGAGCTTTACGTAATTCTACAATTCCTTTTAAATTAACACTTAACACCCTAATAAACTATAACATAATAAAAGAAATTAAAAATTAATGGAAAATCCAAAAGAACAAAATCCAAAAGAACAATTAGAAAAAGCTTTGACCTCTTTAAAAGCTAAAGAGAACAAATTTTATTTTTTGGTACAAGATACCAAAGGAGTACAGAGAGCATCTGTAGCTACAACCTATGAATTTGTTAAAATTTTAACAGAAAACGGGTATAACGCTTATATATTACATGAAAAAAATGACTACCATGGAGTGGGTGAATGGTTAGGTGAAGAATATCCTTCATTACCACACGCGTCTATCGAATCACAGGAACTATCAGTAGGTCCTGCAGATTTTTTAATTATCCCAGAAGTTTTCGGTCACGTTTTAGACCAAACAAAAGAAATGCCATGTAGTAGAATAGTGTTCTGTCAGTCATATGATTACGTTTTTGAAATGTTACCTCCTGGATTTACATGGGGTATGATGAATGTAAGTAATGTAATAACTACTGGTGAAGCAACTACCCAATACTTAAACGGTATCTTCCCTAATTTAGAGACACACCAAATAAAACTAGGAATACCAGAATTTTTCACTCCTAGTGACAAACCAAAAATGCCTGTAGTAACTATTCACACTAGAGAACCTAGAGAAACAATGAAAATAGTTAAATCTTTTTATGTTAAGTTTCCACAATTTAAATGGATTACATTTAGAGATATGAGAGGTTTATCTAAAAATGAATTTGCTAAAGCTTTAAGTGAATCGTGTGTTAGTGTGTGGGTAGACGATATTAGTGGGTTTGGAACATTTCCATTAGAGTCTATGAAGTCTAAGACTCCAGTTATTGGTAAGATTCCACACATGAAACCTGATTGGTTGACAGAAGATAATGGATTTTGGACGTTTGACCCTAATGGGATAATTGACATTTTATCAGCATATCTTAAAAATTGGTTGGAGGATGCTATACCAACTGAACTGTATGAGAAAATGGCAGAAACGGTTAAACCATATAATATGGAAAATCAAAAAAGAAAGGTTTTAGAAACTTTTGAAACCTATCAAAATCAAAAATTAACACAGTTAGAAACACAACTGAATAAACTACAACCAGTAGAAGAAACAAAATAAATATAAAAATGAAAGATATTACAGTTATAATTCCAATTAATGACATCGCTCAAGCTAATTTTTCCAATTTGTTTGATACCGCAATAAAGAGTTTAAATACCCAAACAACAAAACCAGATAAAGTGATGATTGTTCATTGTGAATGTCCAGGTGTTGGTCAATGGTTAGATAATTATGATTTTGGTGAATTAGATACCACAATCATTAAGAATACTGGAGATACTGACTTTTGTAGTCAAGTAAACTTTGCAGTTGAAAAGGTGGAGACAGAATGGTTCTCTATTCTAGAATTTGATGACGAATATTCTAATATTTGGTTTAAAAACGCTAAAGAATATATGGAAGCCTATAGTGAGGTTGGTGTATTACTTCCTCTAGTATTAGATGTGGATATTGAAGGTAACTTCATTAATTTCACTAATGAAGCGTGTTGGGCTATGAACTTCACTGAGAAGTTAGGTTATTTAGATAACGGAGCTTTATTAAACTACCAAAACTTCCAAACGAGTGGAGCTTTATTTAGAAAAGAAGATTTCATTAATATCGGAGGATTAAAACCTGGTATAAAATTAACATTCGTTTATGAGTTATTGTTAAGAGCTACTTATAATGATGTGAAAATAATGACCGTACCTAAAGTAGGGTATAAACATACAAATATGAGAGCTGGTTCGTTATTCTGGGAATACAAAAATAACGAAAGAGTTCAGATTGGTTCTGATGAAGCTAAATTCTGGATTGATACAGCTAAAAAAGAATATTTCTTTAAAGATGATAGAAATATAAAGTATGAAGAAAGTGTAAATTAGGATATCGTGCCTAGAAAACCAAAACAAAAGATGTATTTCGGAGAACCTCAAGAAGCAGCGGTCAGAATGTTTTTGACCGCTACTACTTTTACTGAGAGGAATGAAGTATATAGAAAATTTTTATATCTTCCTCTAAATAAAATGATTGAGAGTATTATACGAAGATATAAATTATATAGAAAAGGTTTAGTTTTTGAGGATATTCATGCGGATACACTATCGTTCCTTATCACTAAAGCGGATAAGTTTAAACCGGCTAAAGGAAAAAAAGCTTATTCTTACTTTGGTACCATATGTAAAAATTATCTGATGGGTCAAATTATAAAGGACCAGAAAGAACAGAATAGGTCTATTTCATATGAAGACATTTCTAGTAGTATGGAGAATGATGAAAAATACGCTTATGTGGACCATGAAGAATCCGTTGCAACAACTGAAATAATTAAAAAATTAATAGACGAAATAGAGTCTTTTATGTTGATTACACCACTAAATGAAAATGAAACAAAGGTGGGGTTTGCTTTAATAGATATTTTTAGTAATTATGAACAAGTTTTTGTACACGGTAAAAGTAATAAATTTAATAAAAACCTTGTACTACTTTCACTTAGAGAGATGACCAACCTAACCACGAAAGAAATTAGAGCGGCTTTAAAAAAGTATAGAAACATATATTCAGTACTGGCAGGTAAAATGCGTAATTAAATCTGTCTCAAGGTATTTATGGCAATAAACAATATAAAACTTTTTTATCATGCCTAGACCAAAGAAAAAACAAATAACATTCGAGAAAGAAAGTGTTCTTGCATTAATGCAGGAGATTTATAATGAATCTGTAGAACAGAGGAACACAGCTATAAGAATACAAAATAAAATGTTAACTTTTATGCAAGGTCCTGATGACCTACAATTGTTAGGTCCTGTCATAAAAGAACAACAAAAAATAATTGATTCTGCTATAGAAAAGAAAATCCAATTATCTAAATTACAAAGTACTTTATTAAGTAAGAGTTTTACAACTAATGAAGGTTCCGCATCATTAAGTCTTGACGATAAAGAAGCGTTAAACGCATTACTCCAAGAAAAAGGAGATGGAGACTCTACCACCAATCAATATGAAATATAATGGCTGAAGATTCACAAGAAGGCAAAAAGAAAATATTTCAAAGAATAGAGACTCTCGGGAATGTGGGTAAAGCTATTGATTCTAGTAAGGAACAAATAGAATTACAAAACATGATGGGGTCCTATGATTCTATTAATAAGAAATCTAATAATATGTTAGAATATTTTTTAGATTTAATTCAACTCACTGGAGGACAAGATGCGGTAAAAAGAGCAAAGAAAAAAGTTGTAAATAAAGTAACTACCGAATTTAGAGATGGAGTAAAAGATATCCTGTTTGAAGAATTTATAAGATTTACAAATTGTGATTTAGGTTTTGTAATTCCGTCCAATGATGGAGTTGCTGGTGCGAATGTAAACCAAATAAAAGTGGACGTTAAAACAATAGACCCGTTCGGGATGTTGAAAGTGGACCCAAATACTAAAGTTGGTAGTTTTATGTATGAGGGTGAACCTTTAGCTCCTGGTTTTCCTTACGCTACTAATAAAGAATTAAATGCGAGACTTGCCAATCCTTTTGCTCCATTAACGTCTTACATGGGTGCAAGTGCTAGTTCATTATTTGATATAGAATATGATAACGTCGATTCTTTTA